CGAACATATTTATCTTACAAGGGATTTTATTCCTACACATAACTCATTCAAAATGGGTAGTTTATCTCCAAGAAATATGTATATATTGAGCGGGTCTGGTAACCCAAATTTCCATCTTGCTAGTGATAAAACATTTTTAAATGGAGACAAGGGTGTGTTTGGTAAAGTTATTGATACGTTAGACTGGATTGCAACATACACACCACTACCAAAACTTAGGCTAACTGACAGTAAAAAATCTATGGAGATTCAGCTTGGATACCAAGATCAGTATGGGGTTAGGCAAGGTTTATTATCTAGTGTATTTGGAATATCAATGAAAGATAATCCAGATAAAGCAAGGGGTATACGTGGCCCATTAATACATTATGAAGAAGACGGTGTGTTCCCAGATTTAGTTGATACGTGGAATATCAACAGGAAAGCTACTGAAGATGGTGGTATTGCCTTTGGCTTCCAAATAAGTGGAGGCACTGGCGGCAGCATGGGCGCCAGTTTTGCTGGATCAGAAAAATTGTTTTACTCTCCAGAAGAATTTAATATATATGGAATAAGTAATGTATATGATAAAAATACTACTGGTAATAGTAAATGTGGATTTTTCTGGGGAGCCTATTTAAATAGAAACGAGTGTTATGATAAATCTACTGGTGAGCCAGATATAACAAAAGCTCTGTATATAATAATAAAAGACAGAGTTTTGTTAAGAAGATCATCTGGTGACGCAAAATCAATAACTCAAAGAAAAGCTGAAGACCCAATAACTCCACAAGACGCTATTTTAAGAATTGAGGGAAGTATATTCCCAGTTCAAGATTTAAAAGAATATCTGGCAGAAATAATGCCTAATATACAAATGTTTACATCTGCACATTCAGTAGGTATATTCACTCCTGATATGAGTGGTAGTATCAAGTTTACTCATTCAGATAGTGTATTCCCAATACGTGAATTCCCAGCAACTGATAACAAAAGGGGCGCTGTTGAAATATTTGAGATGCCTGTAAAAACTAATAGTGATATGCGTTACGTTATAGGCCAAGATGTGATTGATGATGATGAAGTTAAGTACTCTGATTCATTAGGGAGTGCAATATGTTTTGATAGGTATACACGTAGAATTGTTTGTGAGTTTACAGGAAGGTTTAATACAGCTAATGAATTCTATGAAGTTACATACAGGATGGCTAAGTTTTATAATGCTAAGATAATGTATGAAAACAACAAGAAAGGTATGTTTGCATTCTGCCATAATGTAAAGAAAGATATTCACATACTAGCTGACACACCAAGTATATTAAAGGATAAACAAGAGTTGAAAGTATCAGTTTTAAACACGTCAAAGGGAGTCAATGCTACTGGTCAAATAAATGCTTGGGCAAGGAAATTACAAGCTGACTGGATGCTCGAAGATGCTTATGATGAACTTGGTGAGTTTGATGAAGATGGTAATAAGAAGATGTCAATACCTAACTATAGAAAGATAAGGAGTATTGGTTACTTAAAAGAATGTATTGCTTGGAATGGTGATATTAACTGTGATAGAGTAAGTGCTATGGGTATGTGTTTAATATATGATTCTGAATTAAATCAGTATGGTGTAAATGTATCTGTTGAGAAAGTTAAGACACTAGCTAATGATGCTTATTTTAATAGATTTGATAATAAGTTTAATAGTAAATTAATAATGAAGAAATATGGTTTTAAAGTTTAATAAGCTATATGTACGCTTATTTTATTCCAATAATAATAATTAATAAGTAATTATGAATGAAATTTGTAAAAAATAGTATATGAGCAATTTTGGTTTTACTCCATCATATTTCCCAGCTCAGAAGAAATTAGAGGCTGAAAAGAATAAAGAATGGTTTATTGACTGCGTAAAGACTGGTGTTAGCTTATCTCAGTGGGGTAATGCAACAACCAGGTCATCAAATGTTAGGCCTACAAGAAAGAATAAGTTAATTAACTATAATTTAAGGTCTGATAAAATTGATCCAGCAGAAATTGAGAGGGTTACTAATCCATATAAACTTGATAATATGGATTTCCCAAGCATGTATAAGAATTACCCTCTTATAAACCCAGCCATGAATTTACTTTGTGGTGAGGAAAGAAGGAGAATTTTTACACCTACAGTATCAGTAATAAATAGTGATGCGTTAACTCACAAGGTTTCTTTAATAAAAGAGAGGTTTAATGATACTGCAATGCAGTTAATTTCACAAGAATCATTTGATGAGGAAGCTGCTAAGAAAAGGATTATTGAGTTTGATAAGTGGCGTAAGTATACTTACAAGGATATAAGGGAAAGAATGGGTTCCCAGGTGCTAAATTACTTATATCAAGTAAATGATTTAAAGGAAGAGTTCAGTAGGGGATTTGAAGATTTATTAATTGCTGCTGAAGAAATATATGTAATTGAGATAATTGGTGGAGAGCCTATATTAAGAAAAGGAAATCCATTAAACTTCTACACAATGCGTAGTGGTAATTCATGGAAGCTTGAAGATTCTGATATAATTGTTGAAGATACATATATGCCAATAGGCAGGGTTCTTGATAGGTATCATGACCATTTGAGTGATAAACAGGTTAATTACATAGAATCATATCACTCAACACAAATAAATGGAAATTCTGGCCTATTTGAGAACCAATTATTAAATACATTTGGGCCAAGCAGCATAATACCTGAAAATGAAATGCCTTATGCAAATAGTGATGTTTATTCTAACTACAATGGTTCATTTGATCCAGAAGGTAATGTTAGGGTAACAAGGGTTGTTTGGAGAGGTATGAGAAAGATTAAGATTATCACAAAATATGATGACTTTGGTAATATAATTAAAGAGATTATGCCAGAACAGTATAAACCTAATAAAGAACTTGGTGAAACTGTTAAGGAAGAATGGATTACTGAATGGTATGAAGGCACCAGAATTGGTTCAGAAGAGTTTATAAAACTACAGCCATGTGACATACAGATAAGACATAGTGATAATCCAAGTATATGCAACCCAGGAATAGTAGGAACAATATTTAATATAAATTCAAATACAGGTAGAAGTTTATTTGATGAAGCAAGAGATTTGCAGTATTTATACAATTTCTACATGTATAATCTTGAGTTGTTATTTACTAAGTATAAAGGTAAAATAGCTAAGATGCCACTTCACTTAATACCAGATGGATGGACAATTGATAAGTGGTTATATTATGCTGAATACCTTGGTTGGGCTGTTGTTGATGCATTTAATGAATCTCAGAAAGCTTCATTTAGAGGTAAACCTGCTGGATTAATGAATGAGACTTCTCCAGTAATAGACCTTGAGATGGGTAATTTAATCCAGAATTACATACAAATGCTTGAGTTTGTTGAGAGAAGATTAAATGATCTAACTGGAGTAACACCTCAGAGAAAAGGTGCTATTGATAATAGGGAAACACTTGGTGGTGTTGAAAGAAGTGTTAATCAATCATCTTATGTAACAGAAAAGTGGTATGATATTCATGATAATACAAGGAAGAGGGCGTTAAGGGCATTATTAGAAGCTGCTAAAATAGCTTGGTCTGGACAGTCATTCTCTAAAGAATTTGTTCTTGACGATGGTACTAAACAAGTAATTGAGTTTGATTATGATAAATTTAAAGAATCTTCTTATGGTGTTGATATAACGTCTAGTTCTAATGACTTACAGGCATTATCAGCTATGAGGCAATTAGGTGATAGATTCCTTCAAAGTGGTGGTTCATTAGGAATTATTGCTGACTTATACAGGACCAAGAGTGTTACTGATATGCAGAGAAAAATTGAAACATATGAAGAAGACTTAAGAAAGAGACAAGAAGAAGCTGATACTCAACAAAACCAAGCTAATATGCAAATAGCTCAGCAAGCAAATGAACTTGAGCAAGCTAGATTAGATCAAGAGTATGCTTTAGAGATTGAGAAGTTAGATAGAGAGGACATGAATAAACAGCTTGACAGGGAGTATAAGATTAATGCTGAAACTATTAAAGCTATGGGAATGTCTGGTGAAACTGACTCTGATTCAAATGGAATACCTGATATAATGGAACAGAATAAATTTGCATTAGAACAAATTAAAGAGGGTTTTAATCAATCATTAAAAGAGAGAGAATTAAGGCTTAAAAATAAGGAGTTGGATAGTAAGGAATCTCTTGAGAAAGATAAGATGAAATTAGCTGAGAAAAAGCTTAAAAATGACTATAGGATAGCAAAGATGAATAAGAATAAACACGATAAGAAATGAAATTACAAGGAAGATTAAGTGATAAATTGTATTCACTACTTAATAATCAGATTAAGAATGAACTTGATAGCTCAAGATTGTATTTAGCAATGAGTGAATGGGCTGGTTTTAATGGGTGGAGTGGCGCTGCAAAGTTATGGAGAATGTATTCAGAAGAAGAGCAAAAGCATATGCATCTATTTTATGAATATTTACAAGATAGAGATGCTATGCCAGAAACACCAATAGCTAAAGTACAACCAACTGAGTTTGATTCAATTGACAATGTAATTGATATGACAAATAGCCATGAAGTACAAGTAAGTACGTGGATTAAAGATATTGCACTGGCTGCTCTTACTGAAAAGGATTTGCATACATATGGTTTTGCAATGAAGATGATGTCTGAACAAATTGAAGAAGAGGCTAAAGCACTTTATTGGGTTGATAGAAGGAATATGCTTAAATCAACAAATACTCCATTATATCATCTTGACAAGGAGTTTGAAGAAAAAGCTGGATGATTAGGCTATAATACAACTCAGCTATAAACAATATAATAATGTATAATATTAATAATCAACAATATTTTTAACACAATTTTAAAATTATGACAAAAGAAGCAGGAAGTAAAAGTGAATTATTAACCCTATTTGATGATGATGAATTATTTGATGTAGGGTTCCCAGGAGAAGGAAATAATGATAATGACTCTCCATTTGCAGTAGTTGAAGATGTGGAAGAAACTGTAAGTAAGAAAGAAGTTAAGAAGCAAGAAGTAGCTAAGAAGGAAACTGAAGAAAATCTGGAGTTTAATCCAGAAGAATTACTGAACAAGAATACTAATGAAGATAATGAAGCACCCCAAGTCAATAATGATAATAACAACTCAAGTCCTGCTTCAATCTTTGCCACATTCTTACTTGATAAAGGGGTGCTCTCTTCATTTAATCAAGAAGAATTTAATACATATTTAAAAGAGAATGGTGAAGAAGAAGCTTTGAGTTATTTGTACGAAGTAGAGGTTGAGTCAAGATACAGTGATGCTAAGAAACAATTAGCTGAAGATAAGAGTGAGATACTTACCTATTTTGACATGCTTGACAGTGGTGTTGATCCAAATGAGGCCAAGCCTTTAGCGTACGAAAAGAAGAAATACTCTTCAATTAAAGAGAATGAGCTTGAAGATAATGAGTCTTTAAGAAAAGATATTCTTAATATGTATTACAAGAGCAAAGGATTTTCACAGAAGGAAATTGACAGGTCCGTTAAATCTTTGGTTAATTCTGGTGAAGATGTTGAGGCTGCTAAAGATTCATTAAAAGAGTTAAATGCATCAATTGATAAGAGAATAAAGGAGGCTGAAGTTAATGCTAAGAAAGAGTATGATGAAGCTGAGAGAAGGAGAGTTGAGTTGATTAATAATCTTCATAGTAAAGTTGATTCAACTAAAGAAATATTTGGTAATAGTATAAATAAACAGACACATACTAAGCTTAAAGAGTTTTTAACACCAGTTGAATCTAATGGTAGAATGGTTGATGGATTAACTAATTGGTTGATAAAAGATCCTGACAATAAGATTAAACTGGCTTATATGATACTTTCTGGTATAGCTGATGGTGATTTAAGTAAGATTAATAATATAAAGAAAACATCTGCTATTAATGAACTTGAGAAAGCTTTAAAAACAAATAAAGCTTCAATAAGTGAGGGTAATCATACAATTGAGCAAGGTTCAAAAACAAGTGCATTAGATGCGTTAACAAAAGCAATGGATAATAATAAACAATTTCCTAAAAAGAATTAAAAAACTGACATTTTTAGAATATGAGAGTAAGTGCATTACAAACGTTAGAACCCCAGTATTGGGGAAAAGTCACAACTGAAGAGAACTTAGCTGTGATGGGTATGATAAAACCTCAATATATATCTAACTTAATAGATATGGTTTATGAGGTGAATTATGGTGCTGACAATATCGTGTCATTAATTGATAGATTTCCTGTTAGGTACCTTGATGAAGATAATGAGTATAGATGGAGATTACAAGGTAGTGAAGAAAGAAGTATTGGATTAGTTGCAGCTACTTTAACTAATAGCCCATCTGCTTCACAAATTACTGATGCTGATAGAGCTGGTTTAGGATTTAGTGAATTTTATGTTTGGTTTGCTGAGGATTTCTTTAGTATAACCTCTGTAATGGCTGGTAATAAACCTGAGAAATTCTTATTGAGATCAAATGCTGATCCTATTCAAGTAGGTGGGTATTTTGGTTATAAAGTACAAATAGTTGGTAGTGATCCTAACACATGGATTGAAGCTGAAGATTTAGCTGCTAATACACTATGGTCTGAAATGTATGGCTTAGTTGAGAAGAATAGCTCTGTACGTGGTAATGAAGTTAAACATGCGTCTCATTTTGAATTCCAGAATAGAATGTCTGTTATACGTAAGCAATATGAAGTTCAGGGTAACATGATCTCTAAAGGTAAGAATGCTCCTATGGCATTTGCATTTTCTGACCAAGATGGAGTTAAACATACTGCTTGGATTGGAAAATTAGAGTGGGACTTCTTAAAGCAATTCCGTAGAGATAAAGGCAGATTATTGTTGTATGGTAAGTCAACTGTTAACCAAAATGGTGAGTCCTTTATTAAGGGCGAGACTGGTAACTCAGTTTATGCTGGATATGGATTATATGAGCAAATGGAGGGTGGTAATTTCTTACACTACAATGATTTCTCATTAAAGATGCTTACAGACTTTGCCATGGGTATGATGGTTGGTAAAGTTAAAGAAGATAAGCGTGAGCTTGTAATGTCTACTGGTGAATGGGGATTGTATCAAATACATAAGGCTATTGCTGAAAGAGGTGCTGAAATAGGATGGTTGAGAAGTAACCACAACTTTAGTAGCGCTGGTGATGGTAAAATGAAATTGTCTGAAGGGCAATTCATTGAATATGAATTCATCAATGGTATTAAGTTTAAAGTAGTCCTTGATCCAATTAAAGATGATCCAGTTCACAATAAAATTAAGCATCCAAATGGTGGCTTAGCTAGTTCGTATATTTATGACATCTGGGATTTTGGTACAACTAATGGTAATCCAAATATTCAGAGAGTTGCTCAGAAAGATAATGAAGAATTGTACTTCTGTTTGAATGGTATAAGAGATCCATATAGTGCTTACAACAATCTATCTGCTCCAAGAAGTGTTAATAGCTTTAAGGATGGTTATATGGTTGGAAAATGGTATCAGGGTGGTATCCAATTAAACAACCCATTGAAGACTGGTAGGATCTATCCAACTATGTTAAAATAACCTTAATCATATTATTTATGCTAGTGTGGTATGATTTACTCTGCCACACTATTGTTTTATATAGGCGTGTTAAATCATAAATTAGCACAAAATTTAAACAAAAAAGTATAATTATGGCAAAGGAAACTATTGAAGTGAAGCAAAAAGAAAAGACAATTAATGATTTTTTAAAGAATGAAGTTGTGTTTATTAAGCCAATTATAAGGCATGGTAAAATGGGTATAACTGATCCTAAGCATATTGCTTGTTTTAAGATGGAAGGTTCATCTGATGGATACACTGTTAAGTATGAAGGATTACCTGGTGGTGGTTTAAAAGTTGTAAATCCATTCTCAAATGATGATGAAAGAATAGCTTTTGAACAAGCTATTGGAACAAACTTAAATGTTAATGATAAAAACTGTGAGTATTGGAAACAATATGTTTACACAATAACTAAAACTCCTCAATTAATGAATCTTGGTATTAAACTGTATTTAAACGAGATAAATGATGCTATTGCTTACAGAGTATTAAAAACATGGACAAGGGAATTTGCTCCTGATTGGGATTCAAGAAATGATAAAACTTCATATAAATATGCTTTTGTTACAGCAGATTATAAGGAGAAAAAGGATTCATCATCACTAGACGAAGCTATTGAGATTGGTAGGATTGTTGAAGACTTAACTAAGTCAACATCAAGACTAAGGAACTTTATTAATATATATTATCAGTCTAAGAATAAGTTTATTGAGATGCAGCCAGATTCAACTGAGCATCAATTAAAATCTGAGTTAAAGAAGATAATTGACATTGATAAAGATAAGGTTATTGAGATAATGAATGATAAGCAAATATATAATCTTCGAGATTTGATTAATACGTGTCTTAATAAAGGTATTATATCAAGGAGAGGTGCTGCTTCATATGAGATACCTGGTTTAGATGGAGTTACATACACGTATAAAGAGCTTGTTAATCAGCTTAAAAAGTGGGATAATAATGGTAACCCAACTGAAACATTATACATTAAACTTCTTGCATTAGCTAAGAAAGATGAATAAAAAATGACTACAGTAGAATTTAAATACAGATTCAATGTTAAGCTTGAGGCAGATGCAAATCTAGCCCCAGGCTTTACTGATTCTGAGATTAGTGAGTATTTAAAAATGTCTGAAAAGAGTATTATAGATGAATATATTAAGAATGAAGATTATCATAGCATACATACTCTAATAAAAGAGTCTTTGCTAACATTAACACTTGATTCAACATACACTCCTCAATCAATACATACTTTTGACATACCAGCAGACTTCTATACTGAGATAGAGGTTAAATTAAAAAATGAAAGAAAGTTCCCAGTTACTGATTCATCTGGTAGTTTCAGATTAGGATGGTACCCATGTAAAAGAATTAATAGTGAAGACATGAGCAAGTTTTTTAAAAATACTTATATAAATGATACTATTTACTTCAAGGAGCCAAAGTTCATAATAGGCACAAATTTAAAGGGAAATATCTTACAGGATGCTTATTCACAGATACCTAATTTAACTAGCTGCTTGAGCCTAAAATACATCAAAAAACCAGTATCAATAAATATTGGTACTTCAACAACGTCTGAATTACCAGAACTATTACATAATGATATAGTTAACTTAGCAGTTGAGTTAGCAATAAAATCAACATTAGTAACAAAATTACAGCAATGACAGGCCTAGGAATGCAAATACAGTTTGAGAGATTATTATATACTCTTGACCCAGAATTTAATGCAAGTAAAAAGCTTGATACTGATGAAATATTTGCTTTTATAAATAAGGCTGAAAGGCAGTATATAAAGGATAATTTCTTGTATGGCAAAACAGTTGCTGAGAATGCTGAAATATTAAAGAAGAATTCTGATTTATTGAGAAGATACATATCTCAAACAACAATAAGTTTATCAACTCTTCCAGTTGGTAGCCCAGAGAATGCTAAGGATGGAGTAATGGATAATAACACATCAACTAATTATGATGCATTTATATCAGCAATTGCAATGAATTTAACAAGAACTCAGCCATTTGTATTTTCTGGTAAAAATGTTGAGTGTAAGGTAATTGAGCCTGGTAGAACTGATATGGCAATATCATCAAATGGGTATAATTCTCCATTATTAATAAACCCAATGATTGAGTTTTATACATCTCCAGACAATAGGATAAGGGTTTATTTTGATAACTATTGCTCATTAAGCTATATCAAGCTCACATATTTATCAAAGCCAAGCCTAATAAGTGGGACAGTTGATTGTAAATTGCCTGACCATCTGCATGAAAGGATTGTTGAAGATGCAGTGAAAATGTTTTTAACTTATAAAGGACTTGTAAGAGATGAATCTGGTACGAATGCAATATGAGATAATGAGGAAACTTGATACTCTTGATCTAAGAATTGATATTAAGAGTTCAGAGATTTCCTCAATTATAAATGAAGAACTGTATAAGTTTATTGATAAGTATTACGCATTATATGAAGATGATGAAAAGGCAAGGAAAGCATTATCATTACTAACTAAAAATGCAACAATAACCTCATTTACAAATACATCTTCAATAATACCAAATAGTGTTCAAGCAACACTACCAGCAGATTTATTATACACCACACTTGAATTAGCAACAATTAGTGGCAGTGTAACTAATGTAAAGCCAATAACTCTTGATACATATAAAAGGAATGTGTCTAATCCATTTAAGAAGCCATACAATAAGATGGTATGGAGGCTTGAGTTAAGATATGACCCACCTTTGAGTGGATCACAAAAAGCACATACATTAATATCTGATGGTACAATAACTAACTACACTATTGGATACATTAAAACACCAACAAGATACACAATTGAAGATAATCCAACTTCAGAAATACAAATACCAGAGATTTATCAATGGGATCTTATTGATGATGTTGTAGAAAATATAAAAACTATAAAATTATTAAAACAAGAAGTTTAATTTAATTCATTTAAAAAAATGATCGCAGAAAAAAATCTTACCTATACATACGTAGGTAACGTAGCTAATGGAATAGCAGATGAGGCAAGTTATTTAGATATGGCTAAAGGCTCAATTGCTGTTGTAAGAATGACTGACAATAAGAATGAGGAGAGTGCTCTATCTACAACAAATTGTAGAATAATTCAGAGAAAAGCCAATGGTGAATTCGTGTTCTCTCCAGTATTTAACTCTAGCTTAATTACGTCTAAATCAAAACTTGCTAACTCTGATGATGTTAATCAAGTCTCTTTCTTTGGATGGAATGGTGTGACAAACACATCTACTGGTTTTGGAACTATAACTGCTGGTGACACATATTCTTTAAGTATTACCCTCAATAACTCTAGGAATACTTACAATAACACTCCAGAGTTAAAAGTTCTTCCATACATAGCAATAACTAATACTCAGGTTGCTATGGCTAAGGGATACACTGAAACATTTTTAAGAATGTTTAGTACAATACGTGAACCTAATCCAATTATTAAGTGCGAAAGAGTGAGTGATACCACAAGTATTGCTGCTCTAACTGGTAGTGCTACAATTTATAAAGTACAAAAAGGCAGTAAAACTGTATATGTGTATACTAAAGCTGCTGCTGGAGATGCAACATTAACTGCATCAACTGCTAGTGTTACCCTTGGTGATGTAGTATGCTTCCCATCAACAAATCCAACTGCTTATAGCTTTAGTGCTAGTGTTTTAGGATCAGGTGCTGGTAGACATATAATTTACATAGGAACAACCTCTTATGATATTGCTGATGCTGGCAGTGCATCTCAGAATGGTGACGCTATTGTTACAGCTATTAATGCTGGAGTTCAGGCAACTGCATCAAATAACTCTGGAACAGTTACAATTACTTATAATGTTGGAGTTGAAGCTCCTTTATTGGTATTGTCAAGTGCTGATGATTCAACATTTGCTCAAATTGCAACTACAGTTGTAACTGGCAATAGTACCCCTGTTAAATATGTTGTTGGCGCCACAGCAACCACAGCAGCTTCATTTGACTTAGATGTTAAATGGCAGGGTGAAAGTGGTTACTATTATGAAGGAACCAATACTGGTTATAATATTGGTATTGCAACTATATCAGGAAATTGGGGATTAAAATTATCTGGTATTCCACAACCATTTGATCCGTTGTATGATACTACTACTCACAGACTAGTTAACTTTGATATTACTAGTGGTGATTTTGGAACAGTAGTTGAATACAAAGCATCTAGTCCAAAAGTTGGAAATGGTACATACCAATCAGTTGGATACCTTGAGGTTTACAGTCAGTTTAAGGATAAGTCACCTACAGTAATGGCTAGACCAAGAACTAAATACAGACAGGAAACTGAAGAGTTTGGAAGATATGATATTATTAACTTTGTATTTAAAACTCAGGTTGACTGGAATATAACTGGTGTGTCAAATGTGTCTTATGTGACTATAAATATAGCTACTAAGAAAGGTTTGGCATATGATGGTTTAGACACTGTTTTTGCCGTATAATTTCAATTAAGTGGTTGGGAGTGGTATGTAACTATTCCTGGCCACTTTTTACTTTAAAAAACACTATATTATGGGTGATAATAGGAATGTTACAGTTGATAGCGTAAGTAAACACGCTAGTGACTCATTTAATAGCAAAATGTTTGGCCTTGGTGGTACAGTATTACTTACTAGTGCTAGTAATTACACTGGCACTACTGGCGAATCTCCAGTTGGTAGCTACACTGGATTTATTGTTGGTGGCAGTGGAGCTACTGTTACAACAATAACTTACAGTGATAAAGGCAAGCATCTTACGTATACTGGGGAAGATATTAATTCACTTGGTTTTGTAGCTGGACAATTTTTACCACTACACTCACTTATACAGATTAAGATAAGTACTGGGTCAATTTTACTTTATAAAGAATGACTTTAAAATAAATAATTATGAATATTAACAATTGTATGTTTAATTTACCAGATGAGAATGAGGGTAATGATGATGAGATAAAAGTTCCATTCCCAACATTACCTCCTCCACCACCAACTAAACCTAACTAGTATGAAAGAGAGAGTATTATTAGTGCTTATATGGTTCTATTTTATAATGCTTGTATTGTGGAGACTTAATTATTATTATGGCTTCTTATTACCATATAGTGATTTAACTGTTGAGACAATAAGAGCATGGTATTATTCTGTAAAAGATTTTGGGCCATTACTAATACTCTCTCTCTTATTAGTGAGAGTAGATATTAAGAAATATAAAAGAGAATTACTGGTTTATCTTATTCTTATGTTTATTGATGTGTATTATGATATTAATTATTTGATATTTATAAAATCAAGAATAAGTCATGATATATTTAATTACATATACATATTAGTATTATTTACTGGAATACTCTATTCAATAATCCCCAATAGAAAAAGATAGTAAAATGGAGATGAAGGAAATTATCCTTATTGCCCTACCAATTATAGGCTCCGCTATAGTTACAGCGTATTTCAGAAAGAATGATGCCTTGGAAAAAAAGGTTGAGGGCAAGCTTGATGAAGATAAATATAAAGAAGATATGTCTAGGGTTTACAAAATTATTGATGATGGTAGCAAAGAAAACAAGAATGAGCACAAAGAGCTTGATAATAAAATTGACACAAAAATAAACTCAAGCATAGAGAGGCTTGAGAAATATATTGATGCCAAAGTTGATCCAATAAAAGAAAGTCTCAAGACTATAACTGAACATATAATGAAAGATAAAAAACAATAAGTAATGGCACTAAGTCTTGTATTTACAATAACTGAGAAGAGTGATGCATCAAGCTTAAAATTTATTGATGTAACTGGTGATTATAATGCACTTACTAACACTGGTGGTTGGGGTGCCCCAAATACTGGTAGGAATGAAGTTACTGTATTTCAAATACAATTAACTTTTGATGGTACATTGTATACATATGACTTACCATCAGTTGATGAAGCTGATATAATATCACTTCAATATGGCATTGATTTAGAGCCAAGTGATTTTGGAATAAGTGAGTTTGCTGATGGTATTTATCAATTTGAAGTCTTGGTAAATGCAATATTAAGTGAACCAATTGTTGAGGGTTTTGCAGCAATTGTATCTGATAAGGTGTATAAGGATAATCTTAATTACAGACTGTATCTTGACCAAAGCAATAAGTCAAGAATACTTGAACAGAGCAGATTGCTAGATAATTTAATATCAGCATCAAATGTTGGCTCAACAAATTTCTTTGAAGAAAATTTACAATACTTAGAAAATATATTACCATGACACAAGTTCAACTTGATAATAGTATTATATCTATTAGAAATGAGTATTTAACTTTAAATAGCAAGTACTTTGATTACGTAAGAATTGGTAGTCAGAGTACTGCTTTAAGATACTATGATTCATTATTTGCAGTAAATATACTGCTTAAAGGATTATTGTATTACGCTGAATTAGAAGATAAAGAAAAAACAGATATAACTGAGGAAGAAGTGTATTCAGCAATAGCTGAGTGTATTAAGCTTTTAAAACAATCATTAATGTATGAAAAAAGGTAATTTTCACTTTACTCCACAGACAGCTTATACTAATGACAACAGGTTTGATGTAGATCCAAATATTGTTGCGCCAGAGGCTTCGTATGAATTTGTAAAGCCTGGTGGTAACCAAATTGCCTTAAATGACTATGTGCCAGCAAGTACTGGGGGTGTATTTAATGGTAAAATATCTTATTCATCAGCATTCTCAATAACTAATGGGAATGATATTGTTTATAAGAGTTGGGTAGAAGACAATATTGGTGATTTAGTTGATGTAAATTTTATATCATTATTTGACCAGAATTTTGCACTAAAGAATTTAACTGATTTAGCTTCATTTAACCACGATGATTTAGAGAATATTACAGGTAGTGTTCCTGGACAATATAATCACTTATCTAATGCTGAATATATAATAGCAACAACTGCTTGTGATGGAATAAATGATGGTTATATTACAGCAGTTAAATGGACTGAGTTTGATAATAAATTAGACAGCTTAAGCACAGGAAATGGCCTTGATTATAATACTGGAACAATATCACTTGTGTTAAATCAGATAGATCATAATCAACTATTAAATTATGAAGCTGATAGGCATTTATTAAGGAATGATAGTGATTCTGGCGTGAATGTGTTGTGGTCATCAGATAAAATAGCATCATATGTTGCGTCACAGATACCAGCAACTATAACTGACTATGTTAGTAAGAGCATGGGCGGTGAGTATGCTAGTTTAATAAAATACGCAGTTGGAATTAACCCAGTATTAACCACAGACATACCTCATAAAAAATATGTTGATGACACAATAGCTTCATCAATAAATACATACGACACATCACTATCTGGGAAGTTTGATTCATTTTTTGCCGATAAATCATTAAATCAATTAAGCAATTATCAACACGCATTATTAAGCAGTAAACTTGGTAATGGTGAATATCACCTATCTCAAGCTGAAGCATTAATAACACAAACACCAGCATCAGGAACTACAAATGGATATTTAACAAGCACTGATTGGTCCGCATTTAGCGGTAAATTGAGTGCTTTTTCAACAGCTCAGGATACAGAGAGAGTAAATTTTCTTGAATATGAGAGTGGTGTATTATACTACAATACTTCATTAATAGATCATAATGTATTACTTAATTATAATATTAATCAGCATAGAGTATTAGATGATTCAACCACATCTGCAACAACTTTATGGTCATCAAGCAAAGTGCTTGAGATGCTTAATACAGCAACAATAGCTGTAGCTCAATCATATTTTGCAACAGATTCATTAGTTTCTGATCCTAATACTTATTTTAAATTAGTAACAGTTACAAGTGATCCAGATTATGATATTACTGAAGGGTCTGCTGATGCTGCTGTTACTGGCGCTGACACTTTCCAAGGAGCATGGACTACTGAAACTCAAACTGTATCTGGTATAATAAACGCTACATCAATTAAATGTATATTATATTTATACAAGCTTTCAGGAACAGCAGATGTTCAGTCATATTTTAAAATATTCAAAAGAAGTGCTTTAGGGGTTGAAACTGAATTATTATCAACTAAAACAACACCAACACCAATACTTACAGGAACCAAGGCTTCATACGAAATAAATGGGTTCTTACCAACAACTGTAATGAATACTGGGGATAGGTTTGTATTAAAATTTTATGCTGATAAAATTGGTGCTGGTACAAATCCTACAGTTAGGTATTATTATGGTGGACTTGTTAATCCAGCTAGATTTGAATTACCTGTATTAATAGCTTCAATAAGTCACGATGCAATAAGTGGAGTTCTTGATGCTGGAACTGGTATATTAAAAGGCCACGTAAGTAATACTACGCAGGATTTTGAAGGGTCTAAAGGATTTGATGAGATAAGGTTAAATGGCTCTGACTTTAAAATAACTACTGATAATCTATATTATTTTGGCCAGAATACATCTGAGGGACAATGTTACTCATATTATAGTCAAGGTACCCAAGACTTTTATATTGCTTTGCAAAAAGCTGATACAGAGCAAAGGGATTATAGATTTAGTATCAGTGATACATCAAAGAAGATATATATGTCTGCTGATGAATATAATAGTGGTAAAAGATCTGAAATATCACTTGATTATAATTCAGCATTAATATCAAATGCTACTGGAACATTCTTGAATTCTCAGATAATTTATCCAAACGGGGTATTGACATCAGAGACACCTTTAGATGTTGATGTTACTGCTAGTGACATGTTTTCATTGCTTGTAAACCAGAATATAACAGCAACAATTATAAATGTAAATGATGAAGATTTTTCAACAAAGATACTTGTAGCTAAAGTGACTGTTGGTGGATCTTTATTAACACTTGATGCAAGTTTTGGGTCAGCATTACCTCTTAGTGAACCAATATCATCAACTTTAAATAAGAGAAATATAATTACAATAATAAAAGTATATTATAGTGACAATAGTAGTGATATCTTTTACAACAACGTAGTATTATGATATATGATAGGGAATATGTTAAACTTTTTTTCATTTCTAAATAGAAATATGAGTACAGCAAAATTAAACACAACATTGGCATTTGATAAAAATAATCCAGTGTTAAAATTCGACTATGCTATAACAAATTATAGCCCAGTTACAGTAGATCAGAACATAACAGTGCTATCAGATTTAACAGATGCTGTTGATTTTTTTGGTGGTGGTATAATATTTACTGGGGATGGCACTCACGCTCTTAATATGAGTGGTTACACAAAAATTGGTTCATTAAACTTTGACAATACAACTGATATGATGAATCATATTAGATATTGGAAGGATGGTCCAAGAATATACTACCAAATATTTGATCAACATATACAAGACTCAACAGCACCATTAATACAAAGTGCATTAGCTGGAGCTATAGATGATAGCACAATTGAGCTTACATATGATGAGACACTTGATAGCTCTAGTACACCAAGCACAACTGATTATGTTATAACTAAAAATGCTTCACCAGTTACAATAAGTGGAGTTGTTGTGTCTGGATTAAAAGTAACTATAACTATAGCAACAACAGTATCTGGATTAGACACTATATTACTGAACTACACTCCTGGTGTTAATAAACTAAGAGATTTAGCTCAAAATAATGCTATTGCGTTAACTAATTACGCAGTTGATTACTTAGCTCAAACAATATTAGATACTCCTGGTGTTGTTAGATATTTTAGTGCTGAAAATAATAGCCAATTTACATTAAGTGGAACTGATGTTACTGCTTGGATTGATAAATGTGGTAATAGTAATCTTGAATTTAGTGGTGGATACAGAACATATCAATTAGCCAATAAGAGGGTATATACATCTGCTACAAACCAGATATTACAATTACCAGCAGATCTGGATTTAAATAATACCTATACAATAGTTCTTTATGAGGATCTTGACCATAAGAATGCTACAAGTACATTCATGGGGTCAAATACTTCTCCTATAAGATATGTTGGTGATGTTGATACAGATACATATCAGCACGCAACTAACACTGGTGTAGTATCAGCTATAAATTACTATGATCACTCTAATCCTGCTGGATTGAAGAAACATGTTATAAGAAGAGACGGGGCTAATGATGAATGGAAGTTAAATGGCCAAGCATTAACTAAAACACAGAATGAAATAGGAAGTAATCCTACAGCAAAATTCTTCTTTAGGAATTTAGGATGGAGTACATTTGTTTGTACTGGATATACACATGCTGTTGTATTATTCAACAGATCACTTACTGATAATGAAGTAAATATTGTTTTAGGAGAATTAGATGGATTATTAGGGATTTAATAATTAATGTTTATAGTATGGTTTGGATTATTGAGGATGGGATTGGGAGACTTAGATTAAATAATTTCACTTGGGCTAGTATTGGTGATTCTTTCACTAGCCCAGGCACTTATCAAGCTGAAGTTGCTAATAGGAGGATAGTTACTGGATTTGTAAATCTTGGTGTCAGTGGAATGACATTAACAACAAATGTTCATAGCGCTGGAATGAATAGTAAAGTTGCTTTGGCTGTTGGTTATGATTTAATAACAATACTTGGTGGTACAAATGACTGGTATTTTGATATTCCATTAACTGAGATAGAAACATATACTAGAGCAATTATTACTGGAATTAGAGCTAGTAGCCCATCATCAAATATTTTATTCATACTTCCAGCATATAGGTCAAGAAATCAAGCTGGTGGACAAGAAACAACTCCAATAAATAATCTTGGATTAACCATAAGAGAATATGGTTTAAAGATTCAAGAAGTATGTGTTGATGAAGGTGTTTACTATTTAAACTTATATAATGCTGATGGGCTTATGTATTATGATATGCCAACATGGAGTGATGATGGTTTACATCCAAATGCAGTAGGATATGCAGCTATAGGTAAATTAATAGGTGATTACCTTACTTAGCATAATTTGTTGTAATAAATATTTGATTATATTTGCATAGTATAAAAATATTTATTATGAATAAAGAAGTGGCAGTAAAATTTAAATTAAGCTTGAGTTACAATTTATGGGAATTAATATATTCCTATGAAGCTTTAGAATCTGGTCTATTAAATGATCAATTAAAGATACCAGAGAAGTATATATTGAACTTAAAGAGATTATGTGAAAACATAATTGAGCCAGTGAGGAATAATGTTTGTAAGCCAGAAATAAGAGTTGGCTATACATGCAGAAAACTCTCTGGCTTATTGCATTATAAACAGTTTGATGATGATTATTTTATCAAAGGTAAAGGATGTGTTCTATTCTTTACTGATAAAGAGAAGTTGAAAGATGCTTATAATTACATCAAAAACAACTGTAAATTTGAGCTTATTCATATGAATATAGATAATAATACAATTGAAGTGATTTATGACGAATTTTCAAATAAAAAACAAGAATGGCAACAAGAAGTTTAAATGAGCTTATATATGAAATAATTGACCTATATAGGGCTTCAATAAAAGTAACTGATCCTTTAGATGAAAGAAGTGTGATTACTTGGATACAACACACAAGGGCTAAGTTATTGAAACAAAGATTTGATGAACCATTTGTTCCAATTGATGAACATAATATACAGAGTTTAGATGCTGTTGAGCTAGCGCTTTCTGATTCAGCAAAAGATGGTTATTTTATGGATTTTCCAAAGTCTAATCATAAAATATTGAGAACAGTAAATCCATTGCCATCAACAATCAACAGGAGAAATAATATTGGTACATTTACAAGAATAGGCTTTATTGATATGTATCAACCAGTAATCAATATGGTCACAAGAGAGAGGGCTTTAGTTAGTGGTAATGGCAAGTTTAATCAAGATACAGTTTATGCATTCCTTGATGGGAAGAGAATGTATTTTGTGTGCAAGAATCATCTATGCAATAATGTACAATACGTAAATATAAAAGGAGTATTTGCTAATCCAATTGAAGCATATGAGTTTGTAAATGGAGTAGGGTCATATAACTGGGATAATGAGTATCCTATATCTGAAAGTATAGTTACTGATATGAAAGCTATGATATTGAAAGATAACTTTAGTTTTGTCTTAACTCAATTACAAGACGAAAGTAATAATGCATCAAATGATATGGTTAATTTAAGAGTTAAATAATATGTGGAAAAGAGGAAGCAGGAAATTAATACAAAATCATAATACTAAGGATATATATAAACACTATTCTAGTAAATGCAAGAAGAGTGGTAAAATACCAATACCATACAATAAATATTGGGAAGTATTTAATGAGTTTATGGATTTGAGAATGCAGTTAGTAATATTTGATAATCTTGAGTTTTATTTACCAGCAAGGATGGGTTCTATAAGAGTTGAACACATATGTAGCGTAATAAGTGTAAATAAAAACAATGAAGTAATAATGAGAAAGAATTATGGAGCTACAAATAAATTATGGAAGCAAATGTATCCTGGTAAAACAAATGAAGAAATATTAAATATACCAGATAGGCCATATGTTTACTACACTAATCCAGAGTCAGATTCAAAGCTATTTAAAATAATGTGGGATAAAATAACTTGTAACTTTGTCAACAATAGTGTATATAGTTTCTTGCCAATAAGAAAATGGAATAGATTATTAAAGAGGCATATAGTTGAGAATGGTTACACAGCTTATCCTAAGTCAAATAAATTAATTTTAAAGAAACATAATTATGTTTAATAATAGTTACACAACAACAACAAGACTCATTGAAGATATAATGCGTGAATATCCATTCACAGCTATGCATCTTGATGAAGTCAATGAATGGGTATACAAGGCCTTAGATATACTTGGTAGACAAGAAGTATTGGTTGAGTCAGTTGCAGAGGTTAAAATAAGTGATTTTAAAGGTTATTTGCCTGTGGATATGTATAGGTTTATTGGTTGTAGAAATAGGGAAAATAAGATTCCTTTACTTCCATCAAGTGATAGATATTTTGAAAAGAATATTGAAGATTCTGGTAATTCTATAATAAATGCAATTGTTCAAAGCATATCAGTTAATATTGAATCAACAAGACTTGGTGAGAATGTTATAAATGAGATTAAAGAATCAACAGCAATGCTTGAGTTGCAATCAAATACTGACTTCTCAAATAAAGGTATTTATTATTACAGGTTAAATGAAGGATACATATTTACTGGGATAAATAATATAACACTTGAAATTGCTTATTATGCATTTCCAACATGGGAAGATAATACCCCAAAGGTTCCTGATGATGAAAAAGTTATAAGATATTTAATAACTTATGTTGCTGAGAAGATTATGCAAAGATTATATTACATTGATCCAACACCAGCAAAATCAGCAATATTGAATGATATAAGAGATCAACATGTATTCAATACTGGATCTGCGCAGAATAGGTTAAAAATGCCTGATATTGACACAATGGAGGCAATTAAGAATCAACAAATGAGGATAAGAAAAAAACCTAATGAGTGGAGTAATGGGTTTAAAGGGAATAGCATTCCTGAAAGAATAAGAAATATGTAATAATCTAACTATGAAACATGTAAATAATTTTAGTGGTGGTATAGATAGTGATTCAAGCCCATTAGCTCAAAAGAATACTAATTACATAAATGCAGAGAACTTGAGGTTTATAGTTGATGAAACAGAGTCAACTGGTAAATTAAGTTCTGGTAAAGGATTACAGTATTCAATTAAAGCAGTTGGAAGTGATTTTAATTCTTATAAGATTGTTAGAGGTGTTATTGTTGGAGATTATTTAACATTGTTTGTACAGCAAATAAGTTCAACAAATGGTTATATATTTAAGATACCAGCATCATCATTAACAAATTCTTTTGATGTATTAAAAGAGCCATATTTCAGTAATTATAAGCTTGCTCAAACAGCATTTAATTTTCAGGATGATTTATCTGTAGTTGCAAAGATTGAAACTGAGAGTATAGGTAATGTTTATTTCACTGACTCAGTAAACCCATTAAGGAGTATTAATATATACTCAAGTCCATCAATATATAATGGGAAACAAGCAAGCTATTTTAACTTAATAAGAAATACTGTATTAACTGATTTTAGGAGCCCATTATATATATCTGGAGTATTAAAGTCAGGGGCATATGCTTACTCTTATGCATTATATACTAAAGGTAGAGGACAAACAACATTCTCATCATATTACTACACAATACCTATATTTACGCACAATTATACTACTACAAATTTTAGTAATGAGTTAATTGCTGGTAAGTCTGGAGAGGTAACAAATAAAGGTATTAAATTTAGCGTAGATATAACTAATCAACAACTACAAGATTTTGATTCAATAATAGTTGTTGCTGTTTATTATACAGATAATGTGAATGTTCCGGAAGTAAGGGCTATATATGATGGAGCAATAGCTGTAACTGGTAATGTAATGACATTTCAAGATAATGGTGGGACATCATTATATACAATAACATACGAAGAGTTAACCAAAGAATTTATAAGTTTATCACCATCACTACTTGAAACAAAGAATGGATACCTATTCCTTGGTAAAATAAAAGAAGAGTTATTTGACTATGATGGTGATTGGAATCCTAGAGCAGTAAGGTTCATTCAGAATTCATCAAGCAATTATACAAATATAAATGAATACAATAATCCATTCAATAATCTTGATAATGATGACAATGTATTGTATAGTTATAAATGTAAACCAAACTCAACAACACTTGGAGGGTGGGGTAATAATATAGAATACGAGTTCCCTTTTGACAACTTATTATTTAGTAGATACCCAAATAATGCATATTTAAAAAATCCAAACCTTGTGACTGGGTATAATCAAAATTGTTATCTTGATCCATATAGTGATGCTTCTTCAAGTACGCCATCATCTTACTCAAAGATTGGGTTCCAAAGAGATGAGATATATAGATTTGGAATAGTATTTTACAAGTCAAATGGACAGAGAAGTTTTGTCAAATGGATTGATGATGTAAGATTTCCAAATTGGCAAGATAGAGCAATTGTTAATGATTATGATAAAGTTAATAATAGAGTAAATTGCAGCGTATTAAATATAATTTTTACACTTAAAGACACCAGTATTCTTATTGCTGATGGCATAACTCATTATCAAATAGTGCGAGCTGAAAGAGATTTAGATAACTCTACAGTACTTGACTGTGGGTATATATCTCATTTAATGCTTAATGCTGATGGTGATTTACAGTTTGGGAACCCTTCAACAGCTATTTCTAATACTTCACAAAGACTTATACAATGCCCGTTAATATTCTGGAATCAAGATACTGATATACCAGTAGATTCAGCAGCAATGGGGCCAGCAAATATTGTTGATTATATCTGCGGAGAAACTGTATTCAATGGTAATAATACTGGTAATATAGGAAGTAGGTTGGACATGACACTTGCTGTAAAAGAAAAGTTTCCTGTCAATAACTTTGGAGGAGATTTAAATAATGAATTTACTATGTTCTCTAAATTATACCCAAATCCAATTAATCAAGACTATAGGGTTAAGTTAAAAATAAACAACTTGTTTAAATTCAACTACAATAGTGATTTAAATGGGAAACAAACAGCTCCATTTTCTCAAGGATCCTGGAATGGCAGGATTAAGAATAATACATTTACTGGGAATAATGGTTTAAAAGGAACAACAATAATACTTAAACTAGATAGTTCGGTATACTCATCTACTACAGACAGGTATCCATTGTATTCAGCAAGAAGAGCCTCTAGGGAAATATATGGTGGATTTAATTTAAATGCAATAAATAACACTAATTATGTTGCATGTTCAAATGTTACACCAATAGCTCAGACTGAAGTTTTATGCTGGGGAGATACATTCATATCACCATTTGAATATAATCACACTATATTTCCTAATAATGGATTGGATGGAGATTCTAGCTCACATATAATACAAGGTATAGTTGAGAGTAGGATTAATTTCTGGTTTACAGGCAACCCAAGATTCTCAACATATTGGGATGGGCTTGTTAAAAATTCATCTCAATGGGTATCATTAACATACATTGCTATGCATGAGAAAGCTGGGTCTTACAAGTTTGCAAATGATAATGACTGGGTCCAAACTTATGATATGTATCAATTTAATCCAGTATATTCAGCAAATCTTGTTAGAAAGTATTTTAATGTAAAAAACCCATTATTAAACAATGAAACAGTATTTAATACAAGGGTGTATAAATCTGAAAAGAAAATTAATGGTGAATTAATTGACTCGTGGAGTAAAGTGTATGCTAATAACTTTATTGATGTTGATAGCTCTTATGGTGAATTATCAAGATTGAAGAATTTCAACAATACACTATATTATTTTCAACCTAGAGCTATTGGTGTATTGCCAGTTGAAGATAGAGAGGTTGTTCAAAGTAATAATACATCATCATTAGTAGTAGGTACTGGAGGAGTATTAAGTAGGTATGACTATATAACAACATCATCTGGCACTAGCAATGGTAGAAGTGTCTGTGGCTCAAGAGACTATATGTATTACATAGATGATGTAAATACTAAAGTTTGCAGAACAAATGGTGGAAATATTGAATTTATATCTGATTCTGGATGTATTTCATATATAAATAACTTGTCAATAGATAAAGATAAATTAGCCTCTGTATACAATCCAAAAATAAATGAGGTTTGGTTTTATTTTGGTGAGAAAACTATTATATATAATGAGTATACCAAGTCTTTTATAGGCTCACTACCATATGTTGCATTCATAGACTCTTTACATTATAATGGCAATACATATATAATATCATCAGGAGAAGGATCTGATGCTGCTCCTAGTAAATTATGTTCAAGTATTTATGCTGTTGATAAAGGAAAATATGGAGCATATACAACTCTTGGGTCTGATACAATACAGGCATTAAACTCAAACATAGAATGGACGGCTCCTTTACTTGAATATATGGTTAGCCCAGGTGGAACTAATAGTAATAGATTTGATGTTATTGATTTATACACAGTTCTTAATGATGGTGATAACCTTGCAAATAAAGATATTGCTAAGACATTTGATACAGCATTTATATCCAATAGTTATCAAAGCAAACAATTAGATCTTACAACAGATGCTGTTAGAAGGTTTAGATTTTGGAGAATAAATACACTTAGGGATTCTTATGATAAAAGGATGTTTGATAAGTATATGAAAGTTGCTCTATCTTGCTCTAATTCTGATATGCAGTATGATAAGTTTACTATAAATGATATCACAACTGAGTTCACTCAGATGAGTTATAGATAAGCTATTGCATATTAAAAAATAATATTATATTTTCACACTCATAATTAAATAGTTATGTCAAGACACAGTAAGAGAAAAAATAACAAAAACCAGTATCCAAACTATGATGATTTGTTAGAATATGGTTTAGGTAGTTGGTTATCAAAGAATAAATGGGTTGCTGCTGTGCCAGGTATAGGCACTGCTGCTGTTGGGTTAAATGAATTAAATAAGGTAACTGATAGAGGGCTTGAAAAAAATGCTGGCACAATAGGTGGTATTGCTGGTGGTGTAATAGGCTCAATAGTTGCCCCAGGAGTTGGTACTGGTATTGGAGCATCACTTGGTAGCCAAATTGGTGGTACTGTTCAGAAAGACTACGAAATGGATAAGCAAAATGAGTATATAAATGAGCAAAATCAATTAACTCAATCACAAATATCTGCAAATGAGTTATTAGGTAGAAATTATAGGAACAATAGCTTTAACCCAGTAATGAGGTGTGGTGGTAAAATGATGAGGCGTGGTGGGTTAATATTTGAGAATGGTGGCTCTATTGATTATAATGTAGGCCAATTACATGAAGGCCCAAATGGAGGTATCCCAATTGATATGAATGGTAATCCAAATAAAATGAATCCATCAGCTCTTGTTGAGAAAGGTGAAGTATCATACAAGAATGGTGATGGTACTTATATATTCTCAAATAGTCTCATGAAGGATAAAAATAACTCATGGGCAGATAATGCTAAAAGTATTAAGTCTAAGTATAAAATGAGAATGAAGGATGGTAAGATAAATGATCCAATATCATTAAGAGCTTACAATAAAGAAATGGATGAATTAGTTAAAGGTCATGAACAACATAGGAATGCTTTAGGTATTAATAATAACACAAATGAGTTTGATGGTGGAGGTTATTTATTTAATAAATCAAATGACCAATTCAATAATTCAAATAAATTCTTACCTCAAGTTAATAGTTATCAAACTAGAGATTATGAAGGAATTGATCCAATAAATGAATTACAATCATTAAACCCAAATATTGGTGGGATGAATAATAAATTAGCTACAGGCTCATCAATAAACTCAAGTAAAGTTATGGCTGGTATGAATACTGAGCCAACACCATATTCTGGGTTAAGTATGCTTGAGGCTGGGTTACCAGTTGCAGCATCAGCATTATCTAATTTATATTTAGCTAATAGAGCTAAGAGGAATCAACCAAGATTATCATTAGGTAGATCAACACCTCAAACAATTGATTTAAGTGAGGAGAGGGGTTCTATTAGAGAGCAAGGTAATTTAGCAAGAGCTATGGCTCAAAGAGGATTATTAGCATCTGGTGCATCACAGGGGCAAGCTATGGCTAATACTGGGGCTATAAATGCTGGATTATCAAGAGATATTGGGCAGCAACTTAGTAGTAGCTATAAAACTGAAGCATTGACTAATCTTGATTCAAGAAAAGAAGCTGATAGAACTAATACTGAGATGGCTACTAGAGAAGCTTCATTTAATACTCAAGCTAAAATGCAAACTGAAGCTGATAGGAATAAATATATTGGGGCTGCATTATCATCACTTCCTATGGGATTGAGAGATTATGTTCAATCACAAAAAGATGCTGAGTTATTAAATATGATGTATCCTAATTATCAATTAACTTCAGATAGAAATCCTTATTGGGGTTTTGGTAGACAAGGTAAAAATAGAGTTAGATTTACACCACGTAATCAAAAATTTAATGAATAAGAGAAGATTATTAAAATATGAGGATGGTGGAACTGTACCTTATGTAAGTTTATATGACCCAAGAGAAGTTGAGAAATATTCTCAAGCTCTTGGTAATATGCAACAAAGGTATGATACATCACAGTCAGCACTTGCTAACTATTTAAATGAGTATGCTAACGCTGATATACATAAGAATTACTTAACTGATGTTGATAAAATAGTTAGTGATAGACTTAGTAAAATAGATAAATCAGTATCTGATGATTATGGTGGTGATTATGGTATTGCTGCTAATGATATAGTTAAGCAATTAGCCCTAGCAAGGAAGCCTGTACAACAAGCAATGCAAGCAACTAAATCAAGAGAAGAAGCTTCTAAATTGTATCAACAGGGAGCTATGTCTGGCAATATAAACAGGGTTTATGATCCAATACAAAAGAAATTTATTACACCATCATTTGATGAAATAGCTGGTAGTGATAGAATATTCACTGATGAAGGTAAATTTGTTGGTGCCCCAGATTATATGGGAAGATTTAGGGGTGCTGGTGACCATGATAAGTTTATTAAAGAAAACTTCTCAAATACACTTGATAATGTTATGAGATCAGTTAGGCCAGATATATATCAAAATAAAGTTGGCAACTTCTTAACTGAAGGGAAAATAAGATCTTATGATGATAAAGAAATTGATGCTTTATTATGGGATGATAAGTCTCGTGGTATAATGAGTGATGTAGGTAAATCATATTTGAATTCATTTGCTGGTGGTAGTAAATTTGCCACTGAGGAGTTTCAAAATGCAACACCAGAGCAAATGCTGGATTATATTGGTGACACAATTAAATCACAGACAGCTAAATCAAAAATGACAGACTTCCAATATTTAAGACCAGGTAAAAATCAAGGTCAGCAAGAAGACACTGATTTAAGGGCACAAATATTTAGCCCAAAGACACAGACAAGATTTGAGGAGAATCCATATGTAACTGAAACTGGGTCTTATCAAAAAATATTAAATCCTGGGTATTTTGGTAGGAATCAGTTAATGAACTTGATAATACCAAAAGATGGGGTTAAAGATATTAATAAATCAATAAGTGATCTTGAATCATCAATTAAAGAATCTGGCCAAGCAATTGATCCTGTATCAAAAAGTCTTATTGATGATAATAAAAAATTACTCGAAAAGTTAAAAACAGTAAGAGATGATTTTAACTATGCAAGTGAATCAATAAAGAATTCAATGTCAGTAAAAGAATTTGGCGTTGAATTTAATAAGGCAAGTGAAGATCAGAAAAAAATAATTAAATCAAAAATGCCAAAAGATGACATGGAGCTTGCTAAATTGATTGATGCTGACAATACATTACTAACACAGTCATCTTCAAATAGTGCAACAATATTACATCCAACTACTCAGAAAAAGATTAAGGAAGTTTTATTAAATAATATTGAGAATGCAAACTTTAGTGGTTCAAGAAAAAGTGCTTCATCATACTTTAATGATGTAATGGAAGATCTAGATGTTGATGACCCACAATATGTAAGGGATTATATTTCTAAAAATAATGTAATACCTTCATACAATTCAAGCAGAGGTGAATATTATATAGATGTTCCAACAAGTTTTGGTTCAAAAGGAGTTCCAGACAAATCAGACCCAAAATATAAAAGATTATATTTCACAATAGGTTCTGAGAATGAAGGGTCAAGAAATGTATTAAAATCAATGACATCAGCAATATCTTCAAAATCAAAAGACTTTGTTGTTGCTACAGATGGATTCAAATATAACTTTAGGTATAATCCTAAGAAATCAACATTTGGAAGTGATAAAACTGAGAAAAAGGTTGAGCTTTTTGATTTAAATAACAATCCAGTATTTGATGAGTCTGGAAATGTATTAACAATATCTCTTCAAGAACTTCAAGATATGATGGAAAGTTATCAAACAATTCATCTTGCTGAAAAGTTAACAAAACCATTTATGACATTATCAGATCAGAAAAAAGACCCAACATTTACTGAATACGAAGAATAACATGGATATAAATAAATTATATGACTCAAATTTTGAGCAAAGCGCTATTAAACAATTTGATGTAAAGAGCTTATATACTCCAGAAGATATAACTGGTCAGAAGCAACAGAACTTTAATGAATACATGGGTGGAGTTGGTGGTCTAGGTAAATCTGATTATGACACCAATATATCAAGGCGTGATATTGAAAATTTACCAAAAATACGTGGTGAGAGACAACCTTGGTATGCTCAAGCTGGTGCATTTACTAATCAAGCAGTTGTTGGTGAAATTATTGGTGGTACCATAATGAGTTTAGGGGCATTGGCTGATGTTCCAGAAATGATTGGTAATGCTATTGATGGTAGTGAAAATGAATTTTCTAACTACATATATGAAGCTGGTAAATCAATATCTGACTGGACTCGTAATGTAACTCCAATATATCAGACTGGTGAGAGGTTTGGTGATTCAGGTTGGTGGTTTCAAAATGGTGTTTCAGTAGCTAGTGCTGGTAGTATGCTAATACCAGGCATGGGCGTGGCTAAAGGTGTTGGAGCATTAGCTAAACTTGGTAAATTGGGCACTACAGCAACTAATATGGCTCAGACTGGCTTAGGTGCATTATCTATGAGACATGCTGAAAACTTTAGGGAGGCATCTGATGTTTATAAGAATATTTATAATGATGGTATTAATGCTGGTTTAAATGAAGATAAAGTTAAGCAAGCTGCTAGTAATGCTGCTGCACTTGACTATAATATGAACTACGCTAACCTTGCATTTGATATTATTCAAATGGGGGCAATACTTAAACCATTGTCAGGATTAACAAGGAATATTAGTGGAATTAGTGGTAAATTAGCTATTGCTGCTGATGAATTATTAACCACAGCTAAATATACTCCAGCAACAAGATTTGGTAAAATAATGAGTAGGATTAAAGATCCTGCAAAAATTGGTTTATCAGAATGGACTGAAGGTATTGAAGAAGCTATTAATACTGTGTCACAATTTGAATCAACCAGGCAAGGACAAATTGATTTGGGATTAAAATCTGATGATGGTTCAGTATTTACAGAGAGATTAGGTAAATACCTTGGTACACAAGAATTACAAGATGCAGCCATGTGGGGTGTAATTGGTGGTTCAGTATTTGGTGGTATAGGCGAAGCAATACATGGTGAGAAAAAAAATACACAGCAAAGAAAAATAGCTGAATTAGCATCAAGAAATGAAAGAATAAGATCTTACTCAAGTAATATAAATAAAGTAGTATCTGATAACACTATTAAGCCAGAAGATAAGACTGGTATTATAGATAGTATTAAAGATAATATGATTAAGGATTTAACATTCTCAGCAGCAAAAGCTGGTAATATTGATATATTACTAGATCAGGTACAAGACCCTAAATTTATTGCAACTCTTGAAGAGTCAGGATTTGGTTCAAGAGAAGAGCTTCAGCAAAACATACCAAATATTGTAAATAAAATACAATCCTACGAAAACATCTACACAAAGAATTTTAATAGGTTTTACGAGTCAAATTTGAATCAAAATGTAAAAAACATCCTAATAGATAAGTACTCAAATTTGGAGTCAAAATTAGATGATAATTTGAATGAAATAAACAAGATAAATTCAAGCTACAATAAATTACTTGTAAATGATCCTTGGTACAAAGCAAATTCTGCAAACCCAGGTGTTAATGAAGCTATTGAAATGAATTCAATGCAATATGCTAAAATTGCTCTTGAGGATGCATTAGAGAATTCTAATGATGAATCAAATAATAGTGTAATAAAAGAAGCTTTAAATAATTTAAATAAAAGTATTTCATCATTTAAACCATTAAATAAACCTGTTGATATAAGTGCTATTGATAGAAGAGTTATTGAATATAATGCTGAGAAGATTGTTCTTAGTCAATATAATAATGCTTTGTCTGGCAAAATAAGTGAGATGGTTAAACCAGAGAATATTAATAAAGAGGCTAAGATTGTTGAGAAAGAATTAGATGACTTTGTTAATGAGATTAAGACAAATAAGCAATCTGCTGATATTGAAGAATCAAAAGCAAAAGTAAATGAGGCTAAAGATAGGCTTACTGGGCAGTATAGTATTTTAGGTATAGATAATGAAAGTGTTCCAACTATGACTGAATATGAGGGGCGTATGAGTAGTGGTATTGATGAATATTATAATAAAGAAAATCAATTAAAAGACAATGATTTCTACATATTCAGCAAAAGTATTGACTCAATTGGCGATGAAATGTTTATTGATAAATATGAAAATTTAAAATCAGACATAGTAGATAGGGTTGATAATTTATTAAGATACTATAACACTGAAAATATCTCAAGTGACGAAAAAGAATCTATTGGAACCATGCTTAAACTAGAGCATAAAAAATTAAGGCTAATTAATGATAAATTTGATTCAGTAAATATAGAGTATAAAAGCCCTATAGAGTTAATGGAGTACTCAGACACAACAAAATCTTTGATAGATAAAGAATTATATAATATAAAACAGGAGAGGATAAATGAAGTATTATTAAGCGAAATAGTTGAGTCTGTAGATGATAATGCTAGAGAGTTTGTTGTAAGAGGAAAGAAATATTATAATTTATATTCATTTTTGTCTAGTCAAAATGGAATTCCAGGAGCAATAAATATAGACAATAATGGAAATATAGTATCAGTAACATTGTCGGATGAAAATGGGAAAAATGTAACATTTAGAGAAGAGAAAATAGTTGATGCTATCTCATATGTTATACTTGTTAAGCAAATTGAGTTATATGAGTCAAATAATAAAATAAACATTGATACACCTGAAGTTAATAATTTAATTGAAGACAGTTCTAATGTATTAAATAAAAAACTATATCAACTTAATAATGATTTATATGAAGTAAGTGAAACAATACATTATATAGACAATGAGTTAAAACAGATGATATATGAATACAAATCAATTGGCTACAGTATCCTTGATGCGGAAAAAGATTTAAAATATTCTGAATTAACAAGTCAAAAAGAAAAACTTATCAATATATCTAATATTATTATTAGCGAAATATCAAATATAACAAATCAATCAAATGAAAAAGAATCAGTTAAATCAATTAGAGAAGGAATTGAGCGTAAAAACAAGAAAGATGTTAAAAGGAAGATCATTAAAGGAAAAAAATCAGATATTAATAGGCTTAATAGAACAGTACAACAAGAGATAATTAAGAAAGATATAATAACTGATAAAAATTTAATACAAGAGCAAGAATTAGCAAGACAAGAAGAAATGTCTATTCCAATGGAAGAAGAGTTTGCTCAACCTTCAAAAATGAAGCCAGTTGGTGATGCCTATGAAGAAAAGAAACAAGCTATTATTGATAATACTAATGCTGTTCTAGAGGCGTATAAAGCTGCTAATAAAGGAGCAATTGATCCACAAGTTATTAAAGATGTCGAAGACTATGCTGCTCAACAACTAACTAAACTTGATGCTGATTTTGACGTAGTTAAACCAGTTGAGTTAATTGATAATACTGGATATAATGATGGTGAAAATACTGATGTTGAAGAAACTGATATTGAAGTTAAAGAAAGTGATGAATTAGTACTAGATAGTAAAAGAGTAAGTGCTCTTGCATTAAACTATCTTGCGGCTCAGTATGAAGTATATGATAAAGGTAATTATAAGCAAACTGTTGATGTAAGTAAAACTGACCCAGAAAAATTAACTGCATCAGAATGGAGCATGCTAAATCCAGGTAGCAAAGTTGTTGTAAGCCTTGATAGAGATTTTAATGGTGAAGTATATGAGTATTCTAAGGATAATGATGCTGTAAGAAGAGTTAAAGTTGATAATAAATATTCTACAGTTAAAAAGACTTTCAATGAAATCTATAATGATGATAAAATTAATGCTCCAATAAAAGTTGAATATATTGTTGATAATAAAGTTGTATTTAAAGCTTATTTACCAACACTTGACTGGTTGAGATCAGTTAATGAATATAATGAGTATGAAAACTTAGCAAACACAGAAACAAATCCAGCATTAGATGAGATTGAAAAAGTTGCTAAAATAAGACAAGTTATAACTGAAGGTAGCCTTGATTCAAAGTATAATTTTATTGTTAGCAAGAAAGGCCTTGGTAAATTAATTCAAAATATTGAAGATGGTAAGAGAGTATATAAACCAATATCAGAATCATTAAAAAACCTAATTAATTCAAAGGATTTTTATAGTGGTAATATAAAACCATTCGCAATATATAATAAAGGATTTAAAGTGGGTTTAAATAAGGAATTTTCTGGAAATATAAACCTAACTGAAGAGTCGCTTGATAAATTATCAAATAAAACTGGTGGAGTGTTTATAATGGTGCCATCATCAAAGAATGGTATATTTATTCCAGCTCCAGTTAAAACTCCATTACTAACTTCATCAATAGTAAAACTTGTTGATGAATCTATAATGGCATATGCTTATAAGAATCAAAATCAATTTGTTAAAGACGTAAATAAATATTATAGCCATAATATAATCAATAGCTCTAATAACCTTAAAGAATTCCTTAGTGAGTTTATATACTTCATGGATATTAATGAGGTTAATAAAACTCATGGTGATAAAGCTTTAAGAATTGGATTTGATACTAAAAAGTCTGAGATATTAATCAATACTGGTAATGGTAAAAAACCAATTAAACTTGCATTAAATACAGCTACATCAAATCCCACTGAGTTTAATTCAAGACTAGAGTTGTTAAAGAATGTTTTGCCAAAAGCAAGATTATCCGTAAAGTTATCTAGGTTGAATTCTGATAATGATTTTTATGAGCCAATACTTAGTGATGATGGTAGTATATCATTTAATCAAACTACTTATAATAACTTTTTGTCAGCTAATATTAATACTGATTTAACTGAACTTAAAACAAGTAATGGTAAATATGTTTACACAGTACAACCAGTTATTAATATTGAGCAAATAAAAGGTGAAGTAGTTGAGCCAAATAAAACTAAATCAGATACAGATAATATAAGTGATTTAAAATCAAAACTAAAGTCAAAAATTAAAGGAAACTCTTTTATTGAAGATTCAAAAGATCTTGGTAGAATTGTTGATGAGTTTAGTATTGGTATAGGTAATTTAAATACAGTAGAGTACTCATTAAGAGCTGTAAATATATTACAATCTGATAGAGCTAAGCAAATATTTGCTAAAGGAGAAAAAGCTAAGTGGGATTTAAATAAGATATTAACTGAACTTGCTATACCTAAAGAACAGAAGGAATTACTGTTAGATTTAAATATTACTGATAGAGAGCAGTTAGCTTTAGAATTAGCTAGTAAATATGGTTATACAGTTGAGGTTAACACCGCTTATAATAAAGCAATCTATCTGGACACAGAGTTTAATGCTGCTGTTCCAGAATGGATGAATAACTCTTTTTTAGACCAGGAGCAAGTGCCTACTAAAGAACCTAGTAAATACTATTCAAATCTAACAGTACCAGGTGGCATTAATTATACTGAGAATGAAATATCTACTCCATTAATTACTCCTAGTATTAAAGGTCACGCTCAATTTAGTACAGATAAAGGTATAGGTTGGTTTAGAAGTGATGAAACGGAAAAAAATCAAGAATTAATTTCAAAAAAAGGTAGAGAAGAATTTGACGAAATAGTTCAAAAAATATATAACGGAACTGCTACAGAAGAAGATTATAACAGAAGAGATTATTTAAGAGATAATATATTAAATTATAAAACTCAATCCAAAACTCGTAGAATACTAGAAGTACAATCTGATTTATTTCAAAAAGGTAGAACTGCTAATATATTAGTTAATACAGAAAAATCTTTTGATGAATATTTAGTTTCGCCAGAAGGATACACTGATTTAACTGAATTAGAAGATGCGGAAGATAGAAAATTATTTGAATTAAGAAAAGAACTAAATAATCCACAATTAACACATAAAGAAGCATTAGAATATGTTAGAAAAAATAATAAAAATATAGGAACAAATCAACAAAATCAATTTTTACAACTCCTTAACAAAGATAATAACTGGGTAACATTCTTTATTAAATCTATTATTCAAGATAGTGCTAAAAAAGGATATGAGAAAATATTATTTCCTAAAGGTGAAACTGCTGCTAAGGTAGAAGGTCATGAAACTATTGCTGAAAGATTAAAATTTATAAATGCTCAATTAGATATATTAAAGACAAAAGATGGTAATAGATTAATTAAAGATGTATTAACACAAGATAACGACTTTAATATTACTATTAGTGCTGATAGAAATAGTATTGTAAACGAAGCTATTGCTGAATTAGAAAAAGAAAAAGTTAACATTAAATCGCAAGGTATAGAAAAACTTAAACCTATTGAAGCCTTCTATGAAATTAAAGTAGGTAATATATTAGAAAAACAATTCGGTAAAGATAATGTTAAAACTATTACTGATGAATATGGTAATCAGTGGAGAGAGATTAATGTTGATGTTTTAGATGACATCCAATTATCTATTGGTGTTGAACAAGCTGAAAATATTAAAAAGTATTCACTATCATTCTTAGTTAAAGATGGTGATTATGTTTATACATCAAATAAGCAGAATGAAATAACTAAAACTATAGCTAGTAATATTTATTCTCAATTTATTGATAATGACTCCAATGGAGTTAAAACATCTGTTACACTAGCATTTATGAAAGCCAAGGAAAGCTTTAGTGATCTTAGAGATGTTGTTAAAGAAATATCTGAATTAACTAAAGATGAAGCTGAATTAATTATTAATGAAGATGAGTTTAAATTTATTGGGTCATATGAAAACTCAAAAGTTTTAGTTAATGAATTCAATAGGATATTAAAAGATAATGTTTGGAAACAATTTGAGAATCAGGTAATAACTGAGTTAAAGAATCTTAGTATAGATGTAAAAAGAGGTTCTATCAGTGATTACTCAAGTGTTGATGTTAAGATAATACAAGACTCATTAAATGAAGATTTTGTAGAAGGTAATGATGGTATATATGAAAAGAGTTATGATGATTTTTCTTCATTCCAGATAGACTCTAAAGATACTGCAAGCTGGAGGGTTAAAATTGCTTTATCTAAAATTAAGGATGGTAAGAGAAATTTCCTTGGCCTTGCTAATTATTTACCATTTGATACAGTGTTTGATGATTTGCAAGAGATTCTATGGAATACAGATGGAGATATTAATGAGTACGTAAAAGTATTAAATGAGATAGCTTTAAATAATAAGTCAAAGCAATACATTAATGAGGTTATAAAAATGCTTAAATCACCTGAGACAAGTATTCAGTTAAAGAATAATTTTGTTTCAGTTATGCAACGTGCTTTTAATAATTTCCAATTAGTTAAGTGGAAAAAAGGAGTTAGTGGGTGGACATTAAATGTAATAAGTTCAAATAGAAATAATGTTGTAAGTAAAATAACTGAAAGCTGGAATGAGAATTTCAAGAATTCTGATTATGTAAAAGATGTCAATGGAGAGTTATTTGTTGATAAGAATAAATCAAATAAACTTCTTGAAGAATTAAAAGCATTAACTAATAACCAAGAAAGAAAAGACTTCGTAATAAAGTTATTTAATGAGATTGGTATTGATATACCAGATGCAGCAATTAAAGCACTTACTGATGATTTTACTTTAACATCAAAAAGTTATAATATACATGGAACATTTGCTGATCAGTTTAGTTTTACTAAGTCTGGGGCGCCAAATGGTATGTTTAGTTCAATAGTTGATTCTATGGCTAGAACAAACACTACTGAAGAAGAAGATGTTGAGTTTGATTCATTTGAGTTAAATAACCCATTCATAGGAAGTGACAGTGAAAGTGCAATAAAAGTACTTGCAAATATTGCTTCAAAATACATGCAGAGAACTGAAACTAATACTCATAGGAATGTTGATGGTAAACAAATATATGATTACAGTTTCTATACTCCAGAAAGATTAAGAATTGAGAAATTAAATAAAGATGCTTCATTAAGGAACACATTAAAGAATAGTGTTTATACTGGATTTTCATCATATCTAAATAAACTTGATAATGGTGTTAAATTAGTTTATGACCAGATTGATGGGTTATCCTCAATGAAAGGTGATGGTGTTACAAGGGGTAATATGTCATCAAGAGAACAAACATTAACCACTCTTGCTTATTTCCAAAGAGTTAATAATGCAAATACAGTTGGATATGTTGGATTAACTCACTCTGATAAAACATTCTCACCAGTTGTTTATTTTGAAAAAGATAATTACTCAGTTGTTCCATCAGATTTAGTTGATGGTAAGGTAACTAAAGAATCACTTACAGCTAATGTAAAAAGTTCTATTAAGCTACTTGTTCAAGCCGAACAATCAAGGATTAAGAATATAATTGACAAGAAATCTAAAGGGTTAGTAAATAAAAATGACATTGGTTCTCAGTATTATTATGGAGCTGAATATTTTTACTTCTTTCCATCATTAAATGATGCTGTAAAAGTTGATGGTGATATTTCTTTAGATAGATTAGATAATACAGAGATGCTAACAAGTCTTGCTCTTGATGAAGTTGTTGATACAATTAATGGAACTATTGATGATTTCAATAACAAAGGAATAGTTTACTATGATGAAAAAACAAAGAGGTGGACTACATCATTTAATTCTCAGTATGTAAACAAGCTTGGGTATAGCAAAAAATATTCTAAGAGTGAAGTAAGTGAGCTTGTTGCAATTGCTGCAACTGATCTTGAAGTTAACTATATGATTCATAATGCTAATATGATGATGTTAGTTCATGGTGACCCTGCATTAGAATTTAAAGAAGATGTTAATACAACACTAGTTGAGTATCAGAAGAGACTTGCTAAAGATGCTGCCCCAGGAATGTTAGGTCATTATAATTGGGCTACTGATAAGTATTCTGGGTCAAATAAATATAATGTTATAATAGCTAACGATATTGAGAATGGTACGTTAACTGATGGTTATATTAAGAATATAGAAGCTTATAGTAAACTTGATAGAACTGATGCTCAAGAACTTACTACACTTGAAGAACACTTAAACGTAATGATTGCTTACGGTAGGATTACTGAAAAGGATTACACTTCAGTGATGGATAAAATAATGCAAGCAAAGAAAGATGGTTCTTATAATTATGAATTGTCTGAAAATGAGTTAAAATTAATATTCGGGCCGGTTAAACCAGTTCAAGTATATACAAATTATGATGAACTAACTGGTGTAGATCAAATTTACTATATAAAATCATCATCATATCCATTAATACCACAACTAACAAATGGACTTGATATTGATAAAGTAAGAGTTGCTATGGAAAGGGATGGTATTGATAGACTAGCATTTAAATCAGCAACCAAGATTGGGTACAAAAAACTTGCTAAATTAGCTGATAATGATGGTAATATACTTAATGATCTAAATTTCAATAATAATGCAATACAATTAGATAGAAGTGGATTCCTAATACAACAAGATATCCCATATGAAGAAGGTAAGCATAGAATTATAACAATATCACAGATGAATAAACTCTTATTTGAAGGTACTTCTGATATTGAGTTTAATTACAATGGTAAAAAATATAATGGAATTGAGCTAAAGAAGTATAAAGAGAGAATTAGATCTAAATTAATGGATCTATCTGCTAGTGAGTTATATGATAGAATGGGTATTCAAGTTATTGATAATGAACCAGTGCTTAAAGATTTCACAAAACTCCTTACATCAATTAAGGAAGAAGCTGAAGCAAGAGGCTGGTCAATTAATGATATTGAGAGTTTAAGTATTGATGAGAATGGTGATTTAATATTACCACTGTCATTTAATAATTCATCTACAAGAATTGAATCATTAGTATTATCAATGTTTACTAATACCATCATTAAGCAAAAAATTAATGGTAAGTCACTAGTTCAAGGTACCTCAAGTGGTTTTAAAAATAATGTAAAAACTCTTGATGAAATAAAAGATCAATCAGGGATAGTGTTTATTAAAGATAAATTTGATCCTAAAACTGGATTAAAATATCTTGTCCCAGGAGATGCTAATAATAAAACCCAGAGAGCACAAGTATTAATGCCTTGGAAGTTTGAAGGTGAAATAAAGGATTATTTAGATAAGGATAGATATATTGATACAAACAAGTTTGATAAAGAGTTGTTAAATTTAATTGGAGCAAGGATTCCAAACCAATCACATTCATCTCAGTTAGCAACTGAGATAGTTGGATTCTTACCAAAATCTATGGGCGACCTAATAATTGTTCCTGGTGAGATAACTAAACAAATGGGTTCTGACTTTGATGTTGATAAGCTTTATACATATATATATAATTCAACTATAAATAAGGATGGTAGATTGATTAAAATACCTTCAGATATAGTTGACATCAATGGAGAGGCTATAGTTGAAAAATACAATGATTTTGTACGTAAAAACTATGATGTAGAACCAACTATTGAGCAAATACTTGGTGAGGAATTTATTGAAGGAAAGGGATTGCCTTTGAGAAATTTTTTAGTAAGAGCTGTTTTAGAGAATGTATACATAGATATTCACAATGTAGTTCTTACTAATAATGAAGTTGCTAAAAAGTGTTTAACCCCACTTGATGCTGATGACTTAAAGGAAACTGGCGGTAATGCAATGACTAAGATTGATGAAGGTAATTTCTTATCATCAAAAAGACAATTAAATGACTTTATTAAGCAAAGAGCTGGTAAATCTGGTGTTGGCGTATATTCAAGAGCTGTAGTTGGAGCCACAGTTATACAGGATTATAATCTAAGTCTAGTTAAATATGACAAAGATAGCAATGATTTAATACCAAATTATTTTACTGGTTTTGGTTATAAATCTGGTGATAAGACTATTCCATATAAACTACATAAGTTATCAGGATATGGTAAATCAAAGTTTAATGACTTAACAAGAAGTAAGGTTTATAACTTAATTATACAACAATCTGGTGCAGTAGATAATGCTAAGACGCCAGTACTTGATATGAATAATCTTAATATGCAGACATTTAATGCTTCAATAGCAATTAGCTTGCTTGAAGATAATAGTGGAAATGCACTTAATCTTGAGTATAACTCATACTTTCTGAGACAAGAAATAATTAAGGATTATGTTAAAGAGATTGAAAACATGTCAGATACTTTAAATGAAGAGTATGTTACTGATAGAAAAGAAGAAGTTAAGAACAAACTTGTTAGAAAATATTTAAATAAAGCTGGATTGAGTGAGTATAATAAATCAAACAAACCATTTGATCCTCAAGCACTAATTGTATTGCTTAAAAAATATGGTAGTAATGATGTTGGTTATATAAGATATCAATTAGAAATACTTAATAACTTTATGATACTTGATTCAATTGGACAAGAGCTTAGTGACATATTTACAGCAATATCAACTGACTCAAAAGGCCTTGGCAAATCATTCTGGGAATCTTCAAGGAGACAAGAGCAAATTGAAGACTTGAGTAAAGTTAAGATGATAATTGGTGCAAATGAATTACTTAAAGATAGTGAGAATGGAAAAATAGCTAATTATGTTAAAGAAGCTAATACTGTAATGGGGCAAATATTCCCTTACAATAAAGAGTTTGTGAAATACACTATTGAGTATTTAGAATCACTATCTGGTAAAAATGATAGAGTTGATATTGAATTCAGGAATAAAATATGGGAATCAATAAGAATGTTCATTGTAAGTAGTAATGATCTTGATACTTATAGTGATAGAAACAGTGTGTTTATTGGTGATAATTCTCTTGCTAGAAGGATTGAAAAAGTTAAAGAATCAGTGAAAGATAATTTGTTTTTAAATAAATTAAGGACTGTTAAATCTACTAAAGTTGGTGATCCTGATTTACTTATATTCTCAGCATCACTTGCAGAGAGAACTGATGAAGCTAATGTTATAAAAGCATTTACTGATTTACTTATTAATCCAGATGAAAATATTAGGAATCTTGCTGAAGATTTAGTTAAATACTCATATTCAATAGGCGGGTTACAGAAAGCACTTGAGTTTTCTAAATATATCCCAACAGCTTACATGAGGACAACTAACTTTACTGAGATTGTTAATAGTATTATGAACTCTTCAGGCTTTGATACAAGTAGGTTTATTAAGCAATTTATTCAGCATAATCCTCAATACGCAAGGAGGTATAATAAAGCAAATAGAGATAAATTCACTATTGAATATGGCTCAGATATGTCTTTGCTATCACAGGTTAAAATTGCTGGTAAGAATGAGTTAATAATGCCTAATTTTGTATCAAATTATAATGATAGATCAAAGAAGTGGGATTTATATGAATTAACATCAGTAGATGGTGAAAATTATAATTACACAAAGATTGGTATACTTGGTGGTAAAGGTAAAGATTATACTTCTTTTAATGAGTATAACTATAATAAACAAGATTATGATTCATTAATAAACTCAAATAATGTAGTAAAGAAAGAAATTAAATCAAGTAATATTGTAAGTGAACCTAAAGTATCAAATGAACCAGTTATAAATAACCCAGTTTACACTGATGTAATTGCTTCAAATTATGTGAGCAAATTAACTGGTAAAAAGGCTCTTGAGTATACTGTTAGTAAGTTCACTGAAAAGAGGTTTAATATATTAGGTGAATTATTAATTAAAAACTCTGATGTTCTTGGAGATAACTTTTCTGTAAGTGTAGATAACTCATTAAAAAGTAATGATGCACCAGTAAGAGGTTCTTCTGGAAGCTATGGTGTTAAAATCAATCCAACAGCTATAAGGAATTTTGAAGGAGCTATTGGTAGGAAGTTAACAAACAAAGCTATTGAAGAAACTATTGCTCATGAGTTATTACATTCATTTACTAATGAGCTATACAATAAATATAAAACCAATCCAAATTCCTTAAATAGCTCAATAAATGAATCTTTTAGGAATATTGAGACTTTATATAAAGTAGCTTATTCTAAATTAAATGAAGTTGAGAAAGGATATGTTAACGCAATAATCAAAGGAGATGTTAGTTCAGTTGCTAAATCATTGAAAGCACAAGCTGATATTATAAATAAGTACCAAGGGTTTAAATCTGGTAAAGAGTTTATTTCAGAAGCAATATCCAACACTGAGTTCCAGAAATTACTTAATGGCATTGAATTCCAAAATAATAAGAGTATATTTGGAAGGTTCAAAGATTTAGTTATTAAAATTTATAATGAGTTTGCTAAATCACTTGGATTTGATGTTAAACAAGGAAGTGTATTGGAATCAACAATTATTGAAGTTATGGAGTTAATAAGTAGTGAAAGCAGTATTTCTGAAGACACAAATATTGGAAATAAAATTATTGATGAATTTAGTTTAGGTATGAGTGTTTCAGATTTTATGAAAACACTAAATGAATCTGAAAGAACTAAGCTAAGGGAAGAGATTAATAATGGAAATATAAAATTTGAATGTAAATGACAAAATGTAGAGTTGTTAAGGCTCCATCTAAACTTGAGGAGCTAATAGATAAATATGGTCAAAGCAAAGGATTGAAGATGTATTTAAGGGGTGATTCAGTTATTGAGTCACCTTCATTTGATACATTAAAAGCTGATTATGAGATTGAGAATATTAAATTCTTCTATGAATACTACAAAGACTCAGCAGATTCAAAATATGAGGAATTATCTGGAATGTTTGGAAAGGATAATGTAAATATAGTTCAATCCAAAGATAATAGAGGAAGAGAAGTTTATAAGGTAATTGTTGTAAATCCATTAAGAGATAAATCAGAGGAGTATTCTGTTGGTGTATCAAACCCATTTGAACAGATGGTTAGATATATAAGTGGTCAAGTGAGAATAAAAGCTAATAGGATATCTAAACTTAAATCAGAACTATCTGAAGCTAAAAGAAGTAGTAATAAACCGCTAGTTGAAAAGATTGAGAAAGATATATTAAGAATAAGTGAAGACATAACAAAATTAAAAGATCAAATAACTGAGTTTGAGACAAAGCTAAATGTTGATTCATTGAAAGATATTGCCATGACTCAACTTGATTGGGCAAGATATTTACTTTCAAAAGAGTCACTTACTCCGTCTGAGTTGATAGAGATTAATTATGTCATTGATACATGGTCTAATGTTAGATCAATAATGTATGATGAGACTGAAGATGTTCCTGAAGATATGTTAAAACTTTTTGGCGAAATAAATAATAAACTACAATCAGATGATTTATTTGGTAGTTGGTACAAATTATCTACAAAATTTCTCAGTAATCAAGCTAAATACAAATCACAACAAGAATTACTTGATGAATATTACAAGCTTAAAGATGTCAACTTCTTTTCCTCATATGGACTTGATTTATCAAGAACTGGTAATAAACTACTATCATCAGTTAATGAAAATATGGTTAATGCAGTTAATAGAGCTGAGCTTGAGTCAAAAGAACTGTCTGATGAAATAAATAAGAGATTTAAGATCCTTAAAGACAAGGGCAAGGACTATAAGATACTTATGGATAATGGTAATTTAACATCAAGATATACATCAAATTACTGGAATGAGAAGAGAAAAGTTGATGCAAAATTCAAAGCAAGTATAAATAATGCAACATCTCAATCACAGATAAAAGCTGCTTATAATAACAGGAATAAGTGGTATAAGGACAATACTGTAACTTTTGATGTAAGATATATTGCTGATAATAACTTTGTATCAGATCAAGGAGTCACTAAAGATATGTATTTATCATTTTTAGCCACTAAATTTGACTCAAAAATGCTTGATGATATAATCACTAAGGCAAAAGAGAGTTATTTAAAATATGAGGCTGATTTAAGCTATTTTAAGCAAGATGTAATGGATTTAATAGATAATAGTGAAATTACTCAAGAAGAAGGCGATAAAAAGATTAGTGAGTGGATTAAACAAAATAACCCATCAATATTTTTAGCACAATCAGATCCTGGTAATAATAACTTTATACAGAAATATAATAAATATGTTGTAACCAATCCAGTTGAGTTCTCTAAAGATGGTAAAAATAATGGTTTTTATAATGAAAATTTTAAGAGAATTGAGGCTGATGAGAGTTTACTATCAACCTATAATTTCATTAAAGAATTTATGGGTGAGATGATGTCATATATACCAAGGTACTTAACCAAGGATAATGATGTATATGGTAATTTCTTGCCAAGGATTAAAAAAGAATTCATTGATGATTTGAATTACAAGGACTTCTGGGGCATGGTTGCAACTATGAAAGATGATTTTATAGATGGAATTACTAGTGAAGATGGGTTAGATCATAGGTTTATACAAATAGACCCAGTGACTGGTATGCCTTATAAGAATATAAAGATGGCTTTTCTTAGTAATATACCTCAAGATGAGAGAAGTACTAATTTGCCAGAAGTATTGAAAGCATTTAGCAATATTGCAGTTGCTTATAAATGGAAAAGTAGGGTTGAGGATCAGTCATTACTTGTAAATAGGTTTGTAAGCAATGTAGTTAATAGTCAGGGTAGAAAAAGATTTACTAATGATGAATTAACTAACATTAGAAAAATGCTTGAATACTCTGAGGATGTGTTATTATATTCAAAGTCAAGAGTTGATGAAGGTAAGAGCAACTTGAAAATATTCACAAATAATTCATTTATAGTTAAAGATATTAGTGATTTTGACAAGGTAAATAACAAGTATAATAAGTTACTTGAGAAAATGGATCACAATAATGCTTTAAATGAATTAAAAGATGAATTTAAGAGTAAAATTGAGATTGTAAATGAGAAGAAAAGATATAAACAATTAAAGGAAGTTATTAGTCAGATTGAAGAAGATTTTTATCTTGAGAAAATAACTGAAGAAGAATATAATAATAAAATACAACCATTAGAAAAGAATGCAAACTCTATTGGTAAGAATCTTGTGTTCTCAAAGATTGGTGATAAGTTATTAAGATACAATCAAGCATTAGCATTAGGTTTCAACCCATTTAGTGCTGTAAATAACTATTTATTTGGTATAACATCAAATATGATGTGGGCATCAGGAAGAACTGATTTTACCCCAAGAGAGATGAATAGAGCATTAGGTTTAATGTGGAAATCTAGTCTAACCTTAAAAGATAAGCAATTTGATAAAGTAGCTAACTTGATGTCTAAGTTTGATATATTACAAGAAACTATTGAGTTTAAATCTGATAGCAAGAATTCTACATTAAAGAAGTTAAAAGACTCCCCATATGAATTACTAAGAAGAGGTGATTATTTTATTAAAGGTCAGACATTTATTGCGATGATGCTTAATACTAAGATCAAGGATTTAAGTGGTAATTCAAGGAGTTTATATGATGCTTTTGATAATTCTGGTAACTGGAAAGCATCTGAGTTTGGTGAAAATAAAGGTTGGAATGGAAATATATCTAATAGTGAAGAAATGCAGGATTTCTTAAACTTCAAGAATAGATCTACTCAATTGATTAAGAAGTTACATGGAAACTTTGACCCAAAATCACCAGCTATGTATAAAAAATATATACTTGGTAGAATGCTTGGCCAATTTAGATTAAGTTGGATGGCTGAAGGTTTTGCCCAAAGATTTGAGAGTAAAAAGATGGACCCATTCTTACAAAGAGAGATTGAAGGGAGGTATGTAACAGCTTATAGATTAGGTATTGGACAAACATTAAAAACATTAACTAAGCTTGCATTAAGGCAAAAAGATGCTTTCAATGGCATTAAAGCTCAAGATAGAAAACTTGCTGAAGAGAATATTAGGAAATTATTAATTGAGATATATTTATACGCAGTAATGTTATCATTGTATTTATTAGCAAAAGCTGGCACTGATGATGATGAGGATGATGAAGCTTATTTTGCAGCAATGAATTTATTAAATAGAGTTATGGCTGATACAACATTTTATTTAAGTCCTAATACATTTACTTCATTAATTGGTGACCCAATCCCAGTGTTAAAAGTCCCAATAAGAGCAACAAAAGCATTTGATTCTGCAATTGAATTGATATTTAATGATGATTTAACTGAATATCAACAAGATCAAAAGTTTACTAATATAACAAATGCATTTCCATATATAAATCAGTATAACAGATTCCAGTATTTAACCGAGAGAGAAAGGTAACTTAGGTGAAATTTTTTAGTAAGAGTAAGGGAGTATAATAACTCCCTTTTTTTGTTCATTATTTTATTAAGTTCATTGTCAATGAACAGTTATTATTATTGAACATTTTTCCTATCAATCCAGTCTTGACTAAATTTATCTATTCCTATATAAGTGTATTTTCTTCTCCAAAATTCCCACCACTTATGATGTTTAATTTCTTTTAATACAACATCTCTTGAATCGCATGCGCAACTATATGAATTATATCCACATTTAGGGCATACTCCACCACTGTTGTACATAACCCAATAACTCATTCTTGATTCGCAATTTGTACATACATCTATTTTATACCAATCACTTTCTCTCATTTTAATTTTTATTATTTATACTTAAACGTATTCATCCATGCACATAATTCATAATCTGGACAAACTTTACATGGTATTTTACCACAATATTCATCACCTAAAACCATGTTTTTAAATTTAAAATGAATTATTCAGATTGACTCTCTTCTAGTATAACAAATAGTGAACATAAGAGAAAAGATAAGAGTGATGCTATAAGTATACATACAATAAATGGATTGGCCCAATTCTTTATAATACTACCTTCTGGCACTCTAAAAATAGTATAGTCGCCAATTTTTGATTGATAGTATACTGATGGGCTTACTCTTAAATCAAATATAATGCCTCTTTCTTCTTTTAGTATTAAATATAGGCTTCCTCCATATTTATAAGATCCACTGGTTTCCATTTTGTGAAGTATCAGGCAATTTCTATCTTTATTTCTTGATGACACTAAAACCAGTGTAAATATCAGCATAACAAGAGATATTATGGTTGTAGATCTTAATTTAGTTTTGAAAATTATTTTTAACAATTTCATTATTTAATTTTATTAATTATATTTGTCTTGATTTTAATTAAGTAATTCAATTCAATTAAATTAATCATAGTAAGAAGGGAGCTGTTGTGAAACAAATTCCCTTTCTTTCTTTTAACACCTCACTCCCAATTGATTAATCTTCCTTCCATCTTTTTAATGCTTCACGAAAGCATTCTTGAGATTTAATATCATTGCAATTTGACTCATTAGCACTATTATTCCCTTCATGAAAGAAGTTCAGTAATATTGCTAACTCGTGATCTTTAATTTTTCTTATGTACTTACATATCTCAGAATCTTTTGAATAACCAAGATTCTCTAACTTATTCTCTATTAATTCAGTAATCATTCTCATTGTTTCAAATATTATAGTCATTACTATAAGTAAAGATAGTATTAATACCCAAATTATTATAATAGGCAATAAAGATATTCTTATTAACTTCCTGTATTTACCCTTGCATAGTAGATAATACTCCAGATAGTTCTTGTTTAAAAGCATTGAAGTTTTCTTGAAGTATAAATTCATCATTTTCATCACATGGTTTTTTATCAAAATCAACTCCATATAGGGAGTTTAATCCAATCAAAGTTAATAATTCTTTCTCTAATGACTTGTCTTTATTAACAACTTTAACTGGTTTAGCTAAATTGCTACCATAAAATTTTAATATCCTATCTTTAAGCTTTTTTGAGAACTTAGAATATTTACCTTGTCTAAAATACCATACATCAGTTTCGTATTGTTCTGGTATGTCAAATATTAATACATCATATCCCTCAATATTCATACTTGAGCAGAATAGCTTAGATTTAGATAAATCTCTAATTAAGTTACAATAATTATCAGTATCCATGTATCTATAAACCATAGCTAACTGCGTATCAGATATTAAATATGAATTAACTAAATGTGATTCATATTTAACAAACTCTATATTATCAAATATTATTGGAGTTATATAATTTGTTGTTAAATTCCTTTCATGTGTAATTATTCTGAATCTAATATTTGCTTCAAAGCACTTCTCAATCTTTTTTACTTTAAATGGTGATGGTATTGAACATATCTCTTGACCTCCATTAAATGCAGACAAGTATATCTCATCATTTATAGATATACTGTTAATATTATCATAAATCCTAACTATAATACCATCCTTCTCTTCAATTTTAAGTTGTTTGTTAACTCCAACTATCCTGGAATTAATTGCAAAAATCTCTTTACATTGCTTCAATCCTTTGTAATTCATCCACAATTAGTATAATTCGTACAGCCTTATTGCTAAAACTTCAATATTCTCATCTTTACCAGCTTCTTCTCTATAATGCTCAAAATAGCTATTTATAGTGTCTTTTATGTATCCAATAATTAATTCATCTGCTTCAGTTAAGTTATTGCTCATACATTACTTTATTAAATTCATCCTCTAAATAACTAATCACATCATCCATATAGTCAACTATATCTATTGGAATTGATCCATAGTATTTGTAATATTCTTCATTCTCCATAATTCTTTGTTTAAAAATAAGTCTACTTTGTTAAAGTATTCATCTTCAAGTTCAACTCCTTTGTACATATTTTTAACTATATCATAAGATCCAGCCTGGATCCATCCTTCTCCAACCAACCATTCAGCAAACTCAATACTTATATTTTCCAATTCGCGAATTGCAAATTCTGCACCAGCTCCAAATGATTTGTAGGATTCCCATTCATTATAGCCACCTGATTCTTCAGGATTTTTAATCTTTATCGGAGGCTTGATATATTCCAAGGCTGAATCTGCTATTTTATTCTGTGATATTAAATTCATCTATTATTTTCTTGATTTCTAAACTATCATCATCATTTTCAGATAACTCATAATAATCAGTGCATTCGCAACAATTGTAATAACAGTACTCTACTGCTCTCATTTTATACTTCCATACGTCTACAATAATTCTCGATATATATGGAGATATTAAATTAAACTCATTAATAGTAACTCCCCTTACATTACCAAAATCACCAGATGATTCTCCGTATGTATTGTAGTAAACAAAGTCTAAATAATAATTTTCATCAGTTACTTCTATATTAAATCCATACTCTTTACCGTATAAACCACCAAATTCCTCTTTTAAATGTGATTCACAATCATCTGGATAATCTACTTGGAGCCGGTTCATTATATCATCTAATGGGTATCTTATCACTTTTTTATGTACGTAATCACTCATATTAATTCAATTCTTTTGTTTCTAAAACTTGAAAAGTTAAATCTCCAGTGGAATCTTCTATAAATTTAATCTTTTGAATAGTTAAATATCTTAACTTAGTACTCCAGTCTTTTTTACCTTTCATTCTATTATTGAACATTCTTTTAATTGCCTTAATGCTTGTTCCGCACCATTCTAAGTCGCCATCAATATTTTCATCCTTTATATCATCTCCGCAGCATAAGCTTATGGCTATATCTTCAAACATGGAATCAGGCTCCCCTTCTTCAGAATAACTTAATACAGGACTTATAGTCATGCATGGATTTCCAAATTCCCAATAAGGGTTATTCCAGCTTACACCTATGAACTCTATAATATCTCCATTTTTTACTTTCATAAACTTTTCATATTATTTTAATTATTAATAACTTATCTTCATTACTTGTATCAATTCCCTCAGATTGTAGTAGGGTTATAAAAGATTGTTTTGCTGTATATATAAGTTGATTCATTAATCCTGGTACTTGATTGTAATGATAATAAAACCTTCCTGACCAACATTTAATTTCTTCTATGTAAAAGTTATCATTCAATAACTCAACAAACTCTTCACAATCCTCATCTGTTAATTCAGAGAGTTTGCCTAAGATCTCCAAATCCTTAATACCGTAAGTTAATTCAATCTCTTTTTGTAAAGTCCCACTCTTACCATATAATATTATTAAATCACATCTTTCATCACCCATATAAGTGTCATACAAATACCAATCTGGATAATCAATATTCTGAATACGTAGACACTCTTCAGGAACTTCTACGCAAAGTATATTACATGACTTAGTCTTTATTTTTTCCATGATAAGTTATTCCATTTTTATCTATTGAATAATAACCTTCCTGTAATTCTTCAGAATCTCTTTCTAATAATTTTTCAATCTCTTCATCAGAAAATCCCAATTTTTTATAAAGAGACTTCTTAAATTCCAGTACTCCATTTTTACTACAGCTTATAACAAACTGCCTTTCTTCAGATTTAATCTTTATTTTCTTCATTTTTACAATCAATTACAGTAGGCTCAAGTAATTATCAAGGGGAGCTACGCTCAACAGTTGAGTTGTTTGTAGATGATGAAAATAATCCTCTTTTAATTGAGTGGATTATTAACGATGGAGAATTTGTTGAGCATATTGGACTACAACGAGAAGGGGTGTGCATAGTTGGATATGACGGAGTATTTGAAGTTCCTATTCAAATAATTGAGTGGATCGAAAGCATTGGATATAATTGTGATGAAATTAAATAATCATGAATAACATATTTCTAGGTGATATTATTGAAAAGTCAGAGATTAAGGAGTTCTTAAACATTCCTAATAATTCTAATAATGGTATAATATGTAACGAAAATACACGTATTAAGATAAGATTTACACTTAATAGAGAGTGGTATAAATTATTATTCCAGTACGTGACTTTTGGGATATATAAAGCTAAGTATGAGTATAAATGTAAAGTAGTAATAGAATGAAAGACTTGGATTATTATTTAGAGAATATAACTGTTGAGTTCCCATTAGAATATCCTCCAATGCATGAATTTGCTAACTTGACTGATTGGTATGGAGTAAGTAATGAGCAAGGCATTATTGCATACTTTAGGGAGGATGAAGATGCTTTCAGGTTTAGATTAGATTATATAAATAACTTATTAAACCCTGTAAAATCATGACAATAGAAGAATTAGAAAATAAGCACAAAGATATTGAGTCTAAATATCTTGCTTGCACAGAAGATTTACACACTAAGCTCTCAATAGAGTTTGCTATTGAGGTTTTGGAAAATTTAGATGCTCAAAATATGAGTGTTTTTAATAAAATTCAAGAACTAAAACAATATTTAGATGGAAATTAATTTTGAAGAGATATTGAATAAGCATAAAAACTTTCAAAAATCAACAGTAATGATGGATGACAGTTATGTAGCGCAAAGAGTTGCTATTTCTGCAATGAAAGAAGTTTGGAATAAAGCTATTTATATGGCTGCTGATAATGCTGAATTTGAGGAATATGATGAGCATATGCAGTATAGCCCACATATATCAATGAATTCAATCTTAAAACTAAAAGTATAGTGATTCAGTATAAATCATTAAAATCTAAAGAATTACCTTATTGTAGTATTAGATATATATTTTAAGTAAAAAAATAACAGATGAAGAATAAGATATTAATGAAGTATACTCTACCAAGAGAGTTATTATTATTACTTGGTATTAAAGAGTCAGAGATAACTGATTATACTCTTGGA